TGTACTTGGTCGCCCATAGCGGTAGCGGCTCGGCCTGAGTGCCACGGCTGACTGCCTTCTCCGCTGCCTTCGTTAGGGCTTCACCCATAGCTGAGTTACCCGGCCGTGGTGTTATTGTGTCAATGGTGCGAGCGCCCCTATCATGCCACCGCTTGGCGGCTTGGAAGGTTCCTAGCCGGCGGACATCGCATAGACGGTTGAGCCAATCGTTCATTTACGGTGCTCAAATTCGAACGGCTCGACTTTGCCCGTTTCCATGTTGAACGTATCAAAACTAATGCCAAGCCACCCGCATAGAGCAGCGGGGATAGGGCCGTCGAAAATTCCAGCATGATCCGGGATGAAATCCTTTTCGCACTTGGCGCACCACAAGTGGCCCTTGTATTCGGACCATTGAGTGTCGTGGTTACCGCAAGAGCATGGCGCAATCTCGTATGTTGACGGCGGTTGCAGATAGTGCCATGTCCGCTTTTCCAATTCAGCCATGTCAAAACGTCCCTTCGTCAACTTGAGCGCACGGGATACCAGCGTCACGCCAAAACTTAACCGATTGATCCCGGTTGTCCCACACCATGATAGGCTGCCACCCGTCCGCGCGCATGACTTGCAGGATATCCCGTTTCACTTCGAATTCCGTCCGGTGGTCACCATCGGCGCGCATGTAGAGCTTGTGCACGACCGTATAGAGCCCGTGCTCAATCAGCCATCTGTTTGTGGCCTCCCGCGTATGCTCAGGGCGGCCGGTGCACAACACGATAGGCGTACCGAGCCCCAGCGTCATCGCTACCTGGATGATATGCGAAATCGGTGCGTCCTTGTCCGTGCCGGCGTGGAACGCATCCCAGTCCTTTGGCTGCTTCTGGATATGGTGCAGGCGGTGAGTCGCGTCAGCCAAAGTTCCGTCTATGTCAAACACATACGCCCGCATTTCATTCCCCACAGCCACACTTTTTGCATTTGTCACTGTCATGATACCACTCCCTCCCTCAGTTACGGCGCTATGCCGCAGTCCCAATCGTATGTGTCAGGCCCGCCCTCACCAGCCTTGGCTTCCGTTACCAACGCCTCATAGCCATCATCGGCGAGTATGCGCACCATCTGATCGATAACCCACATTTTGTGGTGAGCGCCGTCGCAACTGCCAAACTCCAGCGCAAGAGCGAGTGCGTATTTGATCTTCTCTGCGTCAGTCATAAAAACATGTACCCCACAATAAGCATGATCGCCGCGCCTGCCAGAGCAGCAATCACATAGATTGCCAGAACTGGTTTCGACCATTCCCACATGGCGAGAAGATGTTTAGTCATGTTTTCACCCCCGTCACCTTTCTCATCTCACATTGGAAATTGTCACGGTACTCCCATGGCGTCGCCGTTGCTTTGCCCTCAGCAATCAGTTCGTCAATCCACTGCCGCTCGGATGGATGGCACCATTCCTCTTGCGTCAGTGTTCGACCGCGCGCAAATCCTGAGACCATTTCCTCTCGGGACATTTTTAACTCACCGTGAGCCATATTACTTCCCCTCAGTTGTTGCTATGCCGAGTGCTACCTTGGCACCGTGTCGGCGATCCCATTCCTCTTTCGGAATTCCCCTGATAGGCCACCCAGCCGGGCTATTCATGTCGCAGCCAATATCATAGGCCACGCACCGCCGCTGATCTTCCCTCGATAGCGTTGGAAACCTATCCTCGACAACCGTAGGAAACACCTTGAAATCATCCGGCATGATCGCCGTCGTCTTGCATTTCCGATTCTGGCAAATGTACCACCGGCTATAGTAGAACGGCTTAGCCAACTCAATCTCAGTTATCTCGACATGCTCCTTGATTTGCGTTGGATTTTCACAACGATGACACGGAGGCCCATCGACTGAAACTACCCTTGAATTTGCCATCACGCCACCTCTGACACGGCGTCAGCGACGCGGATCACTTGCGGGATAATCTGGACATCCGGCTTGCCCTTGTAGGCCACCTGGACCACCGACCCCTCGACATAGACATCATCGCCCTTGTGGAAGCCAACCAGCTTTGCCGTGTCATCCCCGAAGGTGCAAATCCGTATCCACGTCCTGACGTTTCGGATGTGAATTTCGAGGCTTATCGAACAATACGGCTTCCCATTTTTCCCCGTTTTCACTTCCGGATCGTTGGTAACCGTTCCCACCACTTTTGCATCGAACATTTGCATTTCCCCATTTTGCTACCGTTGCGGGCGACCCATTCGCCTTTCTTACTATCTTAATTATCTCTTCCAACTTTCCCTTGTCCTTCGTCTCCAATTCTCAGGTGCTTGTGGTTCCTATCTTTCCCCAGCCGAGGTGAGGATTGGTTTACTCCACGGTAACCCAATCCCCGTCTGTGTTTGGGGGTTCTACGGTTTTAGCTTGGGTAGTGCTGCTCTCTCCATTAAGAGAACACGCACCCACGCGAGACAGATCGGTGTTGCTGACGACAGAGATTGCATGAGACATAGGGGAGCCTTCCTGCCGAAGGTGTATTTTCGGCTTCCAACGAACGGTTAATTGCCCTGTCCGTGCACAGACAGGTAGCGGTCGATCCGGGTGTTTTTGGCGGGGAGGGATCAGCGGAGGGTTGACAAGGGCAAACCCATGAGGCATATATGCCTCGTCGCGCTGGTCCGGTCGCTGCCAAGCTTAAACACGGATCAGAGAATCGCCCCTAGATGCACCGCATCGGGGGCGATTCGATTTCTAGCCTATGAATTTTCGTTTGGCAAGCCCCCATTTACTCGGAAGCGCCAACAGGCTTGAAAAAATCCGTAATAGGACGGGGGCCATAGGTTTTCAAAAGCCAAGCCGCATGCTTTTTACGACCACAGGGGTTGCAACAGGCATCAGGGCTCGCCTTTTTGATATGTGCCGTTCTGCGCGTTTCGTACAAACCACAAACGCACCTCACTACCCATGTCGCCCCGTTGCTGCCGTCGCCGCGCTTGCTGTCGTGCAGGCCAATGACAGTAAGGCGGCCGTATGAGAAGCCGGTTAGGTCACTGAATCCAGGGTCCGGCGGTCCCTTTTTCAGTGGCGGAATAGTGTTCCAATGCTCAGGCTCATCATCGCAGCCGGGTTGAGAAGTCACCTGTGCCGCTGTTTTGTCGAGCGGAGTGCTGGCAAGAATACGGTCAAATACACTCATGGCAGATCACCTTTTAGTGGAGCACCTCACCTTTGCGGGGTGAGGTGCTAACAACTTGGGATGATTAGATTTTACCAAACAGCGCGCCGCAGTCCGTCTTGTCTGCCACCTCGGCCACGATCTGCTTAAACACCGCCTGTCTGACGTGCTCGGCACGGTGCAACTGCACGCCAAGCTCCAAGCCGCCCTTGTCCGCGTCAATCTTCCACCGCAGGAACGCCCTGACTTCGGTGTCCGATTCGCCGAAGTACACCGGAATGTTCAACACGAACTGTGTCGGTATCTCAACGCCGCCCTTGGTGTTGGCCTTGGTTTCGTCGCTGTACTCGAAATTCTCGTTCTCGGACGACGTGCGGACGGCCTTGATGAAGCTGACCTTGCGGTGAGCCTGGAGGTCGCGGATGGATTCCAGCAGATCAGCGGCCTCGGGAGCCGTGATATCGGCCGCGTTTTCCTCGATAAACCGGGCGAACTCCAATTGCGGAAGCAACCGGCCGGATATCTTGGTCCACAACTGCCATTCCTCGGAGTAGGGGAGGTGCAGGGCCGCCCGGTGAGCTACATTGGCGGCGGCCCCGGCCGTATGGTAATCGATCGCCGCGCAGATCGCATTGGCGCCGATGTCGGCGAACAGGATGGTGTCTTTCTTGAACCAGTTGACATAGCCGATCAGCGATTCGGAGGTCTGCAACGTCACCACTTGGCTGATGTAGGCTGGAAGGCCAAGTTTCAGGCCGTATTCATCCGAGATTTCCTTTTGAGAGTATCCCTCCGGGACAACCAGGAAGTGGCGCCCAGTGCCAGGATCGATGATGATTTCCGCCTTCTTGGCGGCAAGCTTGGCGATGGCTTCGGCTTCGGTAGTCATGTGTTTCCCCTATGGATTGAGTTGGTTACGCGGTTTCTCTGCCGGCGATGGCGAGCGGCATTTCCTCTTGCCGAGGATCGATGCGGGTGAGATTGCCGTCCTCGTCGGAGAAGAAGATCGCCGGCTGGATATCGCTGTGTGGCATTTTGCTGGTGATAGCAGCAATAAGGGACTTCTCTGCCGAGCCATCCTTGGATGGCTTTACCGTCAGTGTGATTGTGACGGAGCCCGGCTTGTTGGTTTCATCCACGGCCCGGACAACTGCGGCCAGGGCGGCAGTGGCCTCGGTTACCGGCGTGCCCTTGCGGATATCACGTAGAATGTCGGTGAAAAGTCTGCTCATGTTGGTCTCCATTCCTCGATTGTCACCCTGCACCGTCCCTTTGTGGTGCCGGTTTTCTCAGCTATGATCCGTTTGCAGTGTCGGTCGTCATCGGTGATTTTGTGCTTGACGAGCAAATCCAATAAGCCTTTGGCACAGGCATCGGCGTCTACTCGGGTGCTTTCGTAAAGCTCCAATAGCACGGTATAAGGCCCGTGGATAGGGTGTTTTTGTGCCCCTTGCAACAAAAGTTCCCAGCCGGCATCTTTTATCCACGCCTTGTATTTTGGGCTGATGATCCGGCCCTTGAGGTAGAGGCGGTTGACGCCGACAGGCTCTTTTAGGTCGAGAATCATTTACGAAGACGATCGACTACGGCTAGTATCTTGGCTCTTTCGTCAAAATGAGCCGACCGGAGAGCGATGAGGACATGATAAGCCAAATTTCTCGTGCCTTGGCCACCGAGAAGATGGTTACTTGCCCGCCCCATTGCTTCCGCTGCGACTGTTATTTCTTCGTCAGACACAAGCGGGCATCCGAACTTCGCCATTTTACGCCCCTCAATTCACCACCGCCCGCTTGTCCCGACGCCCTGGCGGATTGAAGCACATCCTGGAATGAAACCCGCAGTAGGGAAGCCCCTTCGCTGGCCGCGCACCGCAGAAATAGAAGTCGGCGGTACCTACATCCCCTATCGGATACCGGCAGGTACTGTCCGTCAACTCAAACAGGGTACAGCGTTGTGCGGTGGGAATCTCAATCTCGATTACCTCTGGTTCCTGTACTTGTTCCGGTTGCATGGGTGGCCCCTCTATAGATTTGCGATTGGCCGCACGCTTGATACCGTTCAAAATCTGACGCTGGTCGTGGGGAATCCTCTTCGGGCGGCGGCGGCGCTTGCCTTTGGCTGGGGCTTTAGCACGTGGTACCAACTTAAGCCTGTGAGCCCTACCGATTACCGCATTGCGGGAAATGCCCCCAAGCTCAAGGGCGATAAGCGAGGTCGTCAAGCCTTCGGCCCATAGCTTCTTGAGGATTTCGGTCCTGGATTCGGTCCATACTGCCATTTATTTTGATGCCTTAGCGAGGTTGCTCAGGAATTCAGCCATGCCACCACCACCCAGACCAAACGCCTTCGTGATAGCATCGGAACCGATTACAGCCTTGGCCGCCGCAATTCCTTCCGGTGTGTTGTCGAAAGTGGCGATCGGCACCGGGCCATCTGGAAATGCGGCATTGTATGCCTTATCTGCCTCACTTTCGCAGTAAAGACAGCCTTTTCCGTGGCACCATCGACAGTCACGGTATATCTTACGGGCATCATCATACCTGACTTGCATTAAAGCCTCCCAAGGCGACGCACATGGCGCGAACCCATTGCTCTGGCGTGGCATCCGCAGCCATCGTCGGAACGACAGCGGCTAGGACAGGTGCCATTTTATGTGCTGCCGACATTACGGTGGTGTGATCCCGGCCGCCGAACTTACGGCCAAGATCGGTAAACGAACGCCGTGTTAGGTGACGAGCAACAGCCATTGCAACGTGCCGTGGTGTCGTCAGCCGCATTTGCCGCCGCTTGCCGAGAAGCTCATCCCGGCTGATGTCGTAATAACGACAGGACGCCGAAATGATGTCGTGGATTCTGGTTAGCTGCCGGGGAAGTTCGATAGGATGGATTGTTTCGGGATCGATAACAATCCGGTGGATAACTTTCGGAGGCGGCGGCGAATTTGTGAGCCGCGCTCGGATATCCCGATAGGCCGCTAGATTGTCGTGCACGCTGGCGTACTCTCGAATCTCAAGCATAGAAATCCCCTCCTATGCGGGTGAAAAAAAAGGGACGGGCATTTGCGCCCGCCAAGTTGCCGCCGACTGTCCAATCGGCGGAGGGAGGCTCAGCCGACGCGTTTCGGGCGCCGTATTGGGTATCCATCGTCATCGCGCGGCCATTTGGCACCAACCGGCCAACGGTCGCTCATCCATTGCATGGCGTAGTCGAAGCTGTCGCACCGAATATCCTTGCCCTTCAAGATCATGGCAAACTTCTTGTTATCTTTGAATATTTCGTGCGCCAAGGCTTGCATTGAAATCCTGGCCGCGACGCTATAGGCGTTGGCAACAACTAGGAGTTGATCTTTGGTTCTCATTGGGGGAGGATACAGAGACGAATTGCAGAGATCAAGACAAATTAACCGCAAATTAAATTTGTTGGGAGATGGCGAATTTTGGGAATTGACTGCCACCACATTACGGGATAAACGTCGTTTCACATGAGGGGAGTACAAATGCCTGATTTTGAATTTCACCCGCTAGCCGAACTCTTTCCGCTTATCGAGGGGGCCGAGTTTGCAGCCCTGGTCGTCTCCATCAAGGAGAGCGGCCAGCGCGAGGCCATCGTGACCTTGACCAACAAAATTCTGGACGGCCGGAACCGCTACCGAGCGTGTCTAGAGGCCGGTGTGATGCCGATCACCATGCCATACACTGGGGCTGATCCGGTCAAGTTCGTCCTCGATATGAATTTGCGGCGCCGGCACCTCAATGAGAGCCAGCGCGCCATGATTGCGGCGGCTCTTTGCACATTGGCTCCTGGCCAACGTGCTGATTATGCTAGCAAAGCTGCTGCTGTCGATATTACGACAGCAGCCATATCAGCAACTGCGGCGGCGGCCATGCTCAATGTCAGCCGCGATATAGTCGTTAATGCCAAGCGCATTCTCAATAGTGGAACGCCGGAAGAAATAGCTGGCGTGAAAGAAGGAAAATTAGCCGCAGGGCCAACAGCCGATAAAGTCAGAGCGCGAGTGCCGAGAAAGCCCGGAACCATACAAGAGGAAAGAACCGAGATAGGACGGCAGCACGCGCAAATCTATCAACAGGCGCGGGACGCAATGGACGCCTTGAGCGGATTGCCGCATCCGGCCGATGTTGCGCGGCTGATCCGGACCAAGCCGCAATACGTGAAGCGGATCGGCCCAAAAATCCCCATGGCCTTGAAGTGGGTCGTCGAGTTTTCTGAGGCGTGGAATAGGGAGACTTCAAATGCACGGAATGACGGTGATTCAAATGGCAAGTAAGAAACACAAGCTTGAGATTATCACTGTAACGCCGGACATGGCGGCCAAGTTGCTTGAACTCAACAACTTGAACCGGCCGCTGTCTCAGGCTCACGTCGCCCGCATTTCCCGTCAAATCACGGATGGAAAATGGGTGTTCAACGGCGATACCATCAAGATCGCCGAGAATGAGGATGTCCTTGATGGGCAGCATCGCTTGTGGGCCGTGGTGGAAAGCCAAACCGCGATTGAAACCATTATCGTGTACGGCGTAGTGCGGGAGGCGTTTGCGACGATCGATACCCTCCGAAAGCCGCGCTCCGGTTCGGATACGCTTGCCATCAATGGCATGATGCGCTACCGACAGCACGCATCGTCAGCACTGCAATGGATGATCCGCTATCAGCGGAAGGTCTTGACGGAGTACAAATCACCTGGAAACAAGGTTGAGAACTCCGATATCGAGGAAGCCTTTAAGAACCATCCGCAGATCGCCCAGGCCGTGGAGCGTTCGGCCCAGCTTCGCAGTCTGGCCAATCCTGGTATCATGGGATTTTTCTACTACATCCTCATGAACCAAAATTCCGAACTGGCCGATACCATGATGAAGACGCTCGAAGACCCGACTGGCACGGCTGTGTCCGATCCGTTCTATCAGTTGCGCGCGTATTTCACGGCCGATCATCACCGAGCCAAGAATCCGGTGACGACGATCGCGCTCTGCATCAAGGCGGCGAATGCCTCCTACCAGAACCAGAAGATACAGCGGTTGAACTGGCGCAATATCGGGAAGGCGGCTGAGGAATTCCCGGTATTGAATGTGTCCAGCATGGCACGAGCACCGAAGAAGAAGGTGTCATGATGAACGACTCGCAACGGATCGAATATCTGGAAACGTGCCTTTTGGAGACAGCAAAATGTATTGCTCAAGGTGTTGCCGGAAAAATTCACGCCATTAAGGCGTATCGTACAGCCACCGGAATGTCTCTCTTAGAGAGCAAGAATTGGGTCGAAAGTTTTGAGTCGAATTCGACTGATCGCTTTCATGCTATCGAAATACGTCTCACTGCGCTTGAGCGGTGGAGAGCGCAACCATGATTCGCGAGAAGCCGACGCAAGCGATTCGAGGTGTAGCGGCGCTCTCCGAAATGCTGGACCACATCGGCGGTGTTCAAGAGAACGGCGATAGCGTCACAGATAGCATGGTGGCAAAGGTGCTAACCGAAAACGAGTTGGAATTGCGCGAGTTGGTGCGCTACGCGCTCAACAGTCTCGCCAACGATTGAGGGGATCAACAGTCATGAGCGACGAGAAAATCATCATAACGCCGAACGAGGCCGAAGGCTTATTGCCAGCCGGCGACACCGTTCACAATTTCGTCAACCCTGGCGTCAATTTGCTGATCGGTGCTGACTACGACAGAGCCGACGCCATCAAGGCGTTCAAGAACGCGAAACGAATTGAGATCGGCGGCGAGCAATGCCGGAACATGAAGCATCCGATTGTCGTATTGGGTGACGACGGTCGGTACTCATTCTTTGAGGCGGATATGGCAAAAGTCGATGCGTTCGAAGCGGCGAGGGTGGTGGTATGAACCAAGATCAGTTTGCCGGGTGGAAGTCCCTGCTTGCCGGTGGCACAGCGCAATTCAGCGCGGATGAGCCAATCAGCGGCTATTTCCGCAGTCGCCGCTTCAAGGATGGTCCGCTCGACCCGGTTGCCATTTGGACCGACGAGGATGGATTGAATGTCCTGTTCGACAACAAGCCGGTAGCACTTGAACGGGTATGGCCATGGGCCGCGAGGTCGCCCGTAACCTATGCTGCCTACCAGACAAGGATTGAAACCGGCAAGTGGCCTGACATCGATCCTGTTGTACATGAGGCAGCACAAGCCCGGCCGGGTGATAATAACCCTCCGACTGATCCGGCTGAATTACTAGCCGAACAGATTGCAGCGGCAAAAGCTGGCGCCGTCAATTACGCGATCATCAGCGACGATGAAACGCTGGCAAAAGCGCAAACGTTGCGCAGTCGATTGCTTGAACTGTCCGGGCAAGCCGATAAGCTGCGTGAGGAGGCAAAGAAACCGCACCTCGCGGCCGGGAAAGCCGTAGACGAGAAATGGCAGCCATTGGTGAAGTTGGCAAAAGGCATTGCCGATGGAATCCGCGCTTCGATGGAAAAGTGGGAAACCGCCAAACTCGCCAAACGCCGCGAGGAAGAGGCCAAAGCCGCAGAGGCCCAACGCGCCCACGATGCGGCAGTAGCAAAGGCTGCGGCGGCAAACAGGCCGGCACCACCTCCGCCGCAAATTACGCCTATGGTGCCGTTTAGCGGGCCGATCAAAGGCGCGGCGGGGAGAGCGGCAAGCAGCAAGCCACGCATGGTGGTCAAGTGCATTATGGAACTTGATGTTCTCATAGCGCACTACAGACTGAGTGCCGAGCTTTCGGAATTTTTGATGGACCTTGCCCAGCGCGATGTTACGGCCGGAAAATCCGTCCCCGGTGTCAAAGTTGAGGAAGTTGCGAGGGTCGTATGAACACCCGCCGCTACACCAAACCAATCGCAACGTACTACGCTCGTGGCTTTTCCATGCGCGAGACGGCAATCAAATTCGCTCTGTCGCATGAGCGTGTGCGGCAGCTATTGAGGCGGGACTATCCGGAGTTGATCCGGGTGCCAAACGCGGGCATGCGGTTGCTCCCGCAAATGAGGCTAAAGCTGCAAAAGATTGCCAGCAACACTTGACTGCTACGGGGCGGCGTGGTACACGGATTTTGGTTGATTGAGGGGGATTTGAAATGGCCATCACCATCGACAAAATCGAATTGCTGGCGCTCAAAAAGCTTGCCGTCATCAACGGCGCTCTTGCCAAGCAATTCACCGGATCGACGGCACGGGAGCAATTGGCGCTCACCAATGTTCTCGTAGAAATTATCACGCGGGCGGAAGTAGACAACGCCAGCACTGAGGCCATGAAATCATGAGCAAGTGGACGCCATGTGATTGGGAGGACAAATCAACGCGCCCTACAATCCCAGGCATATATGCTGTCATTATTGTTGGCGACAGCGAAAGGGAGGGTGCTCACTTCTACTATTCGTATGACGACTATCAGACTTTTGCCACGCTTGAGTTGCCCGATGAAGATGGTGAGCAACGGTTTCACGGTGATAACGACGAAGAACCGGAACAAATCATTGCGTGGTTTGGTCCGATTGAAATTCCACCCTGCGATTGCCTTTGAAAGAGGACAACATGGTAGCCACTAGCACAATCCAGCCCATAGCGGACATGCCGCAAGAGACTCCTGGAGGCGTCGCCAAGATCGCCTCTGGCATTGCGGGCATCATGGGGGAGATCGGCGTTGTCGGCAAGGACGGCAAGAACCAATTCCACAACTACAAATACGCCAAAATGGATGACATACTCCAAAAGCTGACGCCGCTGATGGCGAAACACGGCATCGTCATCATGCAGACGGAACTTGATCGAGAAATGTTCGACGAGGGGAAGGCCGTTGGCGTCCGGTACGCCTTCACGATCCTGCATTCGAGCGGGGAGGTTTGGCCGGATCGCCCTATCCAAACGGGGCTTGCAGGGTGCCGACACAAAAACGGCGGGTTTGACGACAAGGCGCTGAACAAATGCCACACAGCAGCCAGAAAATACTTCCTGATGGCACTGTTTCAAATCCCAACCGGGGATGAGGACGCTGACGCCGACGCACCGCCTGAACCTCAACACGCCAAATTGCCGCCACCTCCATCCCTGCCGGATGGCAGAATTGCCCCGCATTTCATATCCGGCAAGATAGTGGGGCAAGACTTGCCGCACACTTGGGAATCGGTCTATATCCCATTCATCGAAAAGGCACAGAACGTTGCCGAAATCGAGCAATGGGAACTGAAGAACACGAAGCTGATAGGCGAACTACATGCCATGAAGCCGAACGACATTTACAGGCGGATCGAGGCGGCCACCAACAAACGCAAGACTGAGCTTGGTGCACCACCGGCCGGTAAGCCAACACAAGCCAAGAAGCCGCCCGCACCCGTTGATATGGTGGCGGCGGCACAAGAGGCTGGGGCAGATTTCGATCCTGAGACGGGGGAGATTACAGACGGCGTGGTGTGGGAGGATGGCGCACCGGGCCATGAGTAGGAGCAGACAAATGCCGAGACAGAGACTCACAGACGATCAAAGGTCCGATTTGATTGGACCTGTTTGCGACATTGCTGCGCTACCGCTGACGTGGGAGCGAAAAAATCTTGAGCCAGATGACGTTCTTGATGCCCTAATCGGTGCGGCCCGCATGTTCAAACAGCGGGAAGGCTTTGCGGTGATTACACGAAAACTGTGATGTCCTTCCCCGTCAAATTCCGCTGGAACGGCGTCGGCATGGTTCCGCTCCCAGGCCATGCCACAAAGATGTGCCAGAAGCAGTTCGTCCCGGGAAACATCTACTTTCTACACGAGGTCACTGAGCGATCCACGGTATCTCATGACCAACAGTTTGCATGGCTCAACGACGCATGGAAGACGCTACCTGATCACCTTGCCGAGGAATTCCCAACTCCAATGCACCTTCGAAAACGCGCCTTGATCGACTGCGGATTCTACCATGAGACAATCATTGATGTTGGAACGAAAGCCGGTGCGCTCCGGGTGGCGGCCTACATCAAAGGGGAGGATCAGTTTTCCTATGTCGTTGTCCGTGGGCCACTGGTTGTCAAGCGGGTGGCAAAGAGCCAACGAATGCACGGGCATGATCGCATGCTGAAGGATGAATTCCAGGCGAGCAAGCAGGCTATCCTTGAGCACATATCGGCGTTGCTCGGGGTAACACCGGAAACACTGATGGCAAATTCACAAGAGACGACGACATGAACGCCGAAACCATCCTAGCCATTCCAGTGACGGCACCGGAACGATTGTTTCCACGCGATGCTCACGAGCGCAAGACAAAGTACCATGAGCTTGTCAAGCAATGGCATCCTGACGTTGGCGGGTCGGCGGAGGTCTTTGCTCGGATCACGGCACTCCACCAAGCCGCTGAAGAAGGCCGTTGGGGAGCGACGAAAATCCTGAATATCGTTGACAAGACAGGGAAGGAATATGCCTTCCGGTACCGCGCCCATCATGTTTTCGAATTGGGCGATGTCTATATCGGTTCGCTTACGGTCGGATGGTTCATTAAGCGAGAGCACGAAGCCTTGGTGCTTAACGGCCTCCGTGCCATCGGCTCAATCCGATTCCCAGACAACCGCATGAAGGAGCAGCACCAACGCTTTCTCCCAGTGGTTGCCCGCACAATCGAGACGGCTGACGGCTATCTGGTTCTCATGAACAAGACGGAAGACGTTGTTTCCCTAGCCGATCTTGTGACGTTCCTTGGACGCATGGACCCCAAGCACGTAGCATGGGTGATTTCCAGCTTGCTCAATATCCTGTGTTTCTATGAGATCATCGGGTTGACACACAACGGATTGACGGCAGGAACCGTTTTTGTGTCACCGGAACACCATGCCGCGTTTCCTTTAGGGGGATGGTGGTATGCCATCAAGGCCAAGGGTGTCTTGAAATTCCTCCCGCCAGCCGTACATGCTGTGGCACCAACAGATGCGGTCGCCAGCAAAGTAGCGGACGGGCGTATTGACCTTGCCTCAGTTCGTGCTATTGGACGCGCTGCGTTAGGCGACCCCACGGGAGGCCGCCTGCAAAGCGCAACTGATGTACCGAAACCATTAGCCAATTGGCTGAGACTACCACCTCCACGTCGCGCTATCGATGACTACGATGCGTGGCAGAAAGTTCTAAAAGACAGTTTCGGGCCAAGGCGATTCCTGGAACTGAAGATCGACACCGCCGCAATCTATAACTGAGGGCAATACAATGGGCTACAGCCGATACGACGCTGGCATTTACAAGAGCTACGCCAGATCAACCGCGCATATGACGGATCGTGATTACACGGCAACCACGCTCAAGAAGGACTTTGATCCGCGTCAGATCAAGGTCCGAGAGTCCAAGCGGTCGGACATCAACCCGCACCCGACACCGGTCCTGGTTGGGCTGGACGTTACCGGCTCAATGGGCCGTGTGGTCGAGGCCATGCGCAAAAGTCTCGGAACGCTGTTCGAGCAAGTCATTGATCGCCATCCGGTCAGTGATCCGCACGTTCTCGCGCTTGCGATTGGCGATATGGATTGCGACAGTGCACCGATTCAGGCCACTCAATTCGAGGCCGACCCGGTCACCATCGGCAAGCAGATCGAGGACTTGTATTTGGAACGGGGAGGCGGCGGGAACACCCACGAAAGCTATCTCGGGCCGCTCTACTTCGCCGCCATGCGGACGGATTGCGATGCTTTCACTGAGGGCCGGAAGGGCTTCCTGTTCACGGTTGGAGATGAGGAACCCCAGACGGTGCTCGACAAGTTTCACGTACAGCGGTTTTTTGGGGACCAGATCGCCAACGATCTCAGCGCGGCCGATCTTCTCAAGATGATCGAACCAAACTGGCACTATTTCCATCTGATCGTGATGGAGGGTGACTATGCTGGTAGTCGGCCTGATCGAACAGTGAAGGCATGGTCTGATCTCATGGGGCAGCGTGCCATAAAATTGGTAGACCACCGGAAGATGGCAGAAGTAATCATCAGCCTCGTCGAGGTCACCATCGGCCGGGACAAGGATGCTATCGCCAAGTCGTGGGGTAAGGGCACCGATCTTGTCGTTGCAACGGCAATCAGTGGGTTGCCGGCGGCACCGGGAGCGGTAGGGGCTGGCCCGGTAGCTCTGTAAAACACGCTGGGGGATGGGGAAATGCGTGCGATTGCTGTCATAGATTCAGCCTGGGGAGACAGCGGGAAGGGGGCGGCGGTCGATGCTTTGGCTGCCGCCCCCTTCGGCACGCTCGTAGTTCGTCATTCTGGCGGTGCCCAGGCTGGCCATACCGTTGTCACACCGGGCGGCCATCGTCACGTATTCAGCCACTTTTGTTCGGGCGCGCTTGCGGGCGCTCCCGGGCACCTCTCCGAGCATTTTGTAGTCAATCCACGCATCTTCTGTGTGGAGCGTTCCGAACTGTTTGGAACGAGCGCCAACCTTAATCTGACGGTTGATCCTCGCGCCCTGGTAACCACGCCATTGGACGTAGCTATCAACCGCGCCATGGAGCGCAATCGAGGAAACAACCGGCATGGCTCTGTCGGCATAGGATTTGGCGAGACGATCGAACGCAGCGAGCGTGGGTTCCCACTGCGCGTTTCCGATCTAATCGACACGGATAGACTGACTGCCGTGCTCGGCGGGATTATTCTGGATTGGGCACGCAAGCGATGGGACGAACTCGACTTGGAGCAAGAGCGCATCAATTGGGCGTCATTCTACGATGAAGCCAAGACGTTCATGAGCCATGTTAAATTGGCTGAACTATCCGATATCGTTCCTCTGTGGGATTGCGGTCTATATTGCACCGTCATATTCGAGGGCGCGCAAGGCTTGCTGCTTGATCAGCGGCGCGGCATGACGTTCCCATACGTCACAAGATCGAACACCGGCCTGCAAAACGTCCTGCCGATGGCCGAACAGATCGGGGCGCGAAATCTCCAGGTCGTCTACATGATGCGGCCGTATCTGACGCGGCATGGCGCCGGGCCATTGCCGGGCGAGACTGCGACCCTCGACGGCATTGAGGTCGTTGACCCCACTAACCAACACGGAGAGTGGCAAGGTCCATTGCGGTTGGCACCAATGGATTACAGCATAGTAGCCGATGCCATCCGAGCCGATCTAGCCGAGGCCCCTGGCGTTGAACCATACATTGGAATTTCGTGCCTGGATCAGGTAAAGGATCATGATAGACGGCACGCTATTTCCGATAGGCTTGAATATGTCATCGGCCATCCGCTCGCCATTGGAGGCCACGGGCCATCGCGTGACAAGTACCAGATCGCGTTCACACAGCCGTTGAGGAAAACGGCATGAGTCGTGTCGCTCCACCATCGCCGCCCGGCAGTCTATTCAAGAGTGACTCACCCAAGCGCAAGCTTGACATGGGGAGACACCCGCGCCAGCGCGACGAGGCATATCTAGCGGCGCTGAGGGAGTGCCAGTGTCTTTCGTGCGGATTAGACGTAGGATGTGAGGCTGCGCACGTTCGTATGTCACGCGGCCGGGGTACGGGCGGTGGAATGGGAATGAAATCCAATGATGAACACGCCACGCCTCTATGTTCCGGGTGCCATCGTCAACAGCATGCAGAGGGCGAACAAGTTTTCTGGGATGCCATCGACATTATTCCGTTGGATGTTGCAAAAAAGTTACATACAGCGTCGCCAGATGTTGCTAGAATGAGGGCAATCATAGGGGCCGTGCTTATTCGTTTTAGACACACAGATGCAAAATGAAGACCGTAACCTATAAATATCGGATCAAGGACCGCAGCGCGCGCAAGACGCTGGCGCGGCACGCTGTGGCGTGCAATCAAGTCTGGAACTACTGCAATGCCTTTCAGCAGGACATTGAGCGCCGTTACCGTGCGGGCGCGCCTAAGCGCCGTTGGCCATCGGCGTTTGATCTGGCAAAACTCTGCAAAGGCACTGGCAAGGAACTCGGCATCCATCAGCAGACAGTCGGCACGATCTGCGATCAATTCGCCAAGAGCCGCGACAAGGCCAAGCACTCCCTCCGGTTTCGGTCTAGCTTTGGAGTTAACCGAGCACTCGGCTGGATACCGTTTCAAAAGCAGAGCCGACAGGTCGAAGGCAACTCAATTTGGTATCTCGGCAAGCAATATCGTTTCTTTGGCAGCAAACGTCGCCCATTGCCAGACAATGCCAAAGGCGGGGCTTTTGTTGAGGATGCACTTGGGCGCTGGTACGTCTGTTTCCATGTCGAGGTGGCAGAGTGCCAGCCACACGGCAACGGCATCATCGGCATTGATTTGGGGTTGCATACGCTGGTGACTACGAGCGCCGGTCAAAAGATTGAAGCCCCGCGTCACTATCGCGCCTTAGAAGGCAAGCTTGCTGTTGCGCAGCGCGCCCATAATAAGCAGTGCGTGCGGCGCATCCACGCCAAAATCAAGAACAGCCGCAATGATTTTCTACATAAGCTTTCGACCACTCTGGCCGATCAGAACGCGTTCATCGCGGTCGGGGATGTCAACTCGAAACAGTTGGCCAAGACGCGGATGGCGAAATCCGTGTACGACGCCGGCTGGTCTACTTTCCGTTCCATGTTGAAATACAAGTCGGCCGGATACGTGGAAGTAGACGAAAGATTCACGACCCAAACCTGCTCTCAGTGCGGTTGTTTGCCGCCTGAGAGGCCGCAAGGTATCGCAGGGCTTGGAATAAGGCAGTGGGATTGTTCCGAATGTGGTGCAAGCCACGACCGCGATGTGAATAGCGCTCTGAACATTCTCGCCATTGCCGCCCGCAGTGCTGCGGGTCCAGTTGTGGAAAGCCGGGTAGCCGCATGACACAAGATTTTGCATCTGTGTGTCTAAAACGGATAAGCACGGGACAATCACAATCTCAGAGCACCAATCCCGAGCCGGGCGGGGAACCCGGCATAACCACGAGGTAAAATCACCATGAGGGGTTTTCAAATGAAACGCACATCGCTTGCTATCGTCGCACTGGCTCTCTCGGCGACGGCTCACGCGGCCGACATGCCCTTGCTCAAGGCGCCGGCCAATCAGTGGCTCAACGGGTATCCCGCCACTGACGGATTTTACTTCGGCGCCTATACGCAGGGCGGGGGCGGCTCTGCCGGCGTCAGTGCCGGGGCGGTTCCTGGGCTCAATTCGGCGACACTCGTCACCAATCAGATCGGCGTCGGCGGCCTCGTTGGCTATGCCTGGAACAACATGGCGGGTACTGCCGGCGTCTTCGTCGAGGGCATGTTCGGCTGGCAGAACTTCAACGGCAATACGGTCGGGTTCGCGTTCAATGGTCCGGCCGCATTCGAACAGCGCGTTGGCTTCTATTCGCCGCTCAATGCATTGATCGGAAATCTCAACCTTCTGCCGGCCGGCCTTGTGGCTCCGCCCTTCCCGCCGCTCCCGTGCGGTCCTACGATGGTTCCGGCACAGCCTGCCATTCCGGCGACTGCGACCTCTCCCGGCATCCCGGCAAGGCCCGCAAGCTGGCTGCCAGCCATTGCCGGATGCACTCAGACCGCGACCAACGTTAACCCCTACATCATGGCGTCGATAAGTGAACAGGATATCTCGGCAAACTTTTTGGCGACATCGGCGAACCGCGACTGGCGCATCTCGCCCGGCGTAGGCGTCGGCGCGCTCGGGCATCTGACGAATGGCCTTGTCGTTGATGCATGGGTAGAGGCAAAATTCCCGCAGAAAGGTTTTTGCCTGGGTAACGTCGGGGTGCTGTGCGGCAACGTTGGGACGCAATACGTCGTCGGCCTCGGATTTAAGTACTGACAACGCTGACGTTTCGTAGCATAATCAATAACGGGATGCGTCATGGAGCCCAAGTCGCATCCCACCATTCCCATCCAAACAGGAGAAAACGATGAAAAGAACCATCTTTGCGGCGCTGATTCTCTCCGCACTTCAATCCGCAGCTTTCGCCGCCACAGCTACGCTGACGTGGACGAATCCCACGCTACGCACGGACGGATCACCGGTCACCGGAGCGTTGACTACCACGATTTTTGACGGCGGAACCGCGCTCGGTACTGGCACGTCACCGTACCAGACTCCAGTACTCGCGGCCGGCTCGCATTCATTCACTGTCAGGAACTGCGAGGCAGGCGGCGCGTGTTCCGTAGACAGCAATGCAACAGTGGCGGTTGTCGTCCCTGCCGCTCCCGCTGCCGTGAGCGATCTTACAAGCGTCATCGTGCCATGAGGGTTCTAGGCGCGGCTGCCATCATTGTGATAGGGGGGCTTTATGCCCCTTTTTCGCATGGTGCCGACTTGCCAATCCCAAAGCCCGATGCTGCGATAGCTGCGCCTGCGACGGCATGGTGGCACCATAGGCACCATCGACGCCCCCCTAAGCCACCACGCCGCGTGAGGAATCTAAAGGCTATTCTATCCGACTGAACAGGAAGACAAACCATGGATTACAAATACGGCAAACTCCCCGCTCGGGAGAACCCTCACGCCATCCGGTTCGCCGATTTCGTTGACAAGCGCGAAGTCCTCCCCGCCGTCCCCGCCGTCTTCGGGCGTGAGAAGGAAGCTGACGCCGCCGGCATGTTGGCAAACGACCAATTCGGCTGTTGCGTATTTAGCGGAGCGGCCCACGAGACCCGCCTATGGTCCCGCGAGGGCTCGGGAGCCCCGGTCTCATTCACCGATGCCAACGTCCTCGCGGACTATGGTGCCGTGACCGGCTTCCATGCCGATGATCCGTCTACCGATCAGGGTACCGATATGGGTGCCGCTGCGAAATACCGCATGAGTACCGGCATTGTGGACGCCAGCGGCACCCGTCACAAGGTCGCTGCTGCCCTGGCGCTGCATCCCCGCGATTGGGACCAACTCATGGTTGGGGCTTATCTGTTCGATGCTGTGGGATTTGGTTTCGAAGTCCCGAACACCATCAACGATCAGTTTGACCGTCAGGTGCCGTGGGACGTGGTGCCGAATGCAAAGATCGTCGGCGGCCACTACGTCGCCGTGTTCGGACGCAACTCGAAAAGCAACGGCGTATGCTCTACCTGGGGCCGCGTCCAGGCATTCACCCGTGCATTCTATGAGCGGTACAATGATGAGACATATGCGTATGTCAGTGAGGAAATGCTGCGCGGCGGCAAGTCGCCACGCGGGTTCGACATGGATGGACTTCGGAAATACTTAGCGGCAATGACGTAACTGGGAGATCAATTTCCGCCGCTGTTCTGAGCGGACGGCCTATTCTACGAAGCATCGCCGGCTTACCAAGTGAAAGCCGGCGATGTATTGTTCCTCAGATCGTTGCTGGAATTTTCATGAGGTCGAGCGCGTCGTCCTCGCGAATTGGAATTTCCGGCAGCGGCGCGTCTGGTGTTCGATCACGTTGAAACGCAATCTTGAAAGCTTCATCGCGGGTGAACCGCCCCGCGCGTGACGCCATGTCCGTATAGCCGCTGCGAGCAGCGCACCACCATGCGTTGTGCTCGTTGGACCAGATCAGGTAGTTGTCGGCCATCGATTGCTCCTCACTTAAGGCCATAGACAGCACGAGACTGTTTTCTAATCCACCATAGCGCGGCAACGATCAGAACTGCGACGCCGACACAATTCATTTTTGGCTCCTCAAAAGGAACACGCTACACCGCGAACAAACAGAATTTGCGGATCGGCATGCGGTTCAATTTCTTCGGCGGGGATCAATCCGCGATCCAGGCCGCAGTAGATGCAGGCAACCGTCTTGCCTCTTGCTTTAGCCGGCGCCGCGATCGACCGTTCGCAAAAACAGCACACCGCTCCATGCACCGGTTCATCATCCCAATGACGCGCATGCCACGGCATGCAACAGCAGAACGGTGCCGGCGGCAAGATGCGAAGCAACGGGCTCTCTCCTGCTGTTTCAGTACCAATCGTCGGCGTTGTAGAAGGCGTGACCGCTCGGTGTCGCCGCGACCTCGCAACCGTCGTCATCGACGTAGGTTACACACTTTTGCTGCGCTTGCGCTTGGCGGATCGCACCGCGCTCTCGGTTCTCGCGGGTGATCTGCTCGGCAGTCTCTCGGTCAGTCATTTGGTGCCCCCTCAGTGTTGACCACGCAGATGGTGAATTGCCGCCAACGCCGCTTGCACCGCAACGTGATCGTTCCACACACCGTTTTTCATGATGCGCTGATGCGTCTCCGCGTCGTCGGTTCCATAGAACGGGATCACGGCCATCGCGCACGCGCGGGCCAATTCCGCATCCGCTCCAGCGAACGGGCCTGGGTGTTTTTCTACCTTCATGCTCGGCTCCTCAGTTCCGTCTACGCCCAGACTACGGGACATATCAACCATCTTTCGTCATCCACAGGATAATGCGGGCAAGGCCGTCAGCGTCAGGCATCTTCCCCTGCTTGATCCGCGTCAAGGTCGAGGCGGCGACGCCGATCTCTCGCGCCAAGTCTTTGCCGGCGATGTCGTATTTGCCCTGGTATGCGGACAGCATTTTCGCGAGGTTCGCCATGCCCGGACCTGTATCAGATTAGAAATCAGATTGCAAGTATCGAATTATTCGTTGACAACAATTTTGGGACGGCGTATATGGAAAAAATGGTGATGAGCACCGCAGGAGAACTTGTCTTAGAGGCAGAGCGCAAAGAGCGCGCCCGATGCCTCCGCGTTTTCATGAAGCACATTCGCCGGGAGAGCCGCGGCAGGTGCTGCGACAATTGCAACTGCATGGCGCTCCGGCGCGCCATCGAAGAACTTCACCGGAAATGAGGCCCGAACGATGGGATTGCTGGAAAAGCATGAGGGGATCGCCGAACGCATCATTGAGCGCGAAGCTTTCGAGTATGCTCTATGCAAGGGTGTCGGCGAACGCGAAGCGCGTGGCCGTCTAAAGCATGCGATCGTCATGGCGCTCGGAACTGAGTTCTCGCGGGGCGCGGAGTTGCAGCGCCGATCGATGGAAAGCAACGCCGAGATCGATCGCATCGAGCGCGACCTCGGAAATGGTCAACCCCCCATCTGAGGCCCCAATGAACTTGCTCGAAGAGTTTGCCTCGGCGGTAGCGCGCGGCGTTGAGGTCACGATCTTGACCAACGCGCGCGATCCGATCGATCTTCATTACAATTGGAAGTTCTGGGAGACGAGAGATTCGGGATGCGGAGAGGTCGTCGGCGCCGGCTACAGGCTCGTCGTTCGAGACTGCGACGGAGATAGCTCATGGTGGGAGCTTCGCCGCGGTCGCGAAGTGCTTGCCAAGGGCAGCAGCTACGACTGGAAGCCATACTATCATTTTGATTTTTGTTGCCTGGAGGCAGAGCGAGCCTTGCGCTCGGAAGTGAAGCGCCGCAAGACCGCTCTTCTGACAAAACGTCAACCCCTCATCTGAGGCCCGAAATGTCGGAACCTATCGCAATGCCGGTCGATGTGCGCGGGCCAATGCTGCAAGCGCGTAAGATCGTTGAGGATCACATCGCCGCTTACGGCATGGTGCCGCATCCCGACAAGATCAAGGAAGAGATAGCCACGGCGATTGGCTTCGCTCAACTTGCATCGATCCCGCACCGGGACAAGGTTGAGGAATTGCTGCACAAGGTCGTCGATTTGACATGGGGCTATGCCATGGAGGATGGCAGCGTTCCATTGACCAAAACCGCCGACACGATCATTGCGACCGCTAGAGCGTCACAGTCTCCTTGAAAGGCCCGTCATGTCAAACGATTGGTACAACACCCTAATCGCCGCCAAAGCGCGGGCTCGCCTAAGCGGCCTTGGTTGTGCCTATGCCGTTCAATGGCCGCTGGGTCATTGCACCGTTGAGGATCGCAAACCCTCTCTGCGCTCGCCGCAGATGAAGGTGATCGAGTGTGACTGCACTGGCGCGGAGCACCTAGCGTGATCGGAGCCTGTGAGTGCTGCGATCGGCAGAACGTGCCTCTTTCGCACATCGACACGGTGTTCGGGATAGAAGCGTTTGCCTGCTACCTCTGTCTCGGTGAAGACCACCCTGACCCATACGCGGAGCTTGAGAATGGAATACGAGCTACGCCACCCCAAGACGGAAGCCGAAGCGATCGAGATCATTGAGAGTGCATTGCACGTAATTTATGGACAAATTGAGCACTATCGCGGCGAGCGAAAGAAAGCCTGGAACGGCGATTATGTGACACATCTTCGGAAGGAAGCGCAGCATGCAATCGACTGGATACGACAATCCCATTTCACTAGCTGTGCTTGACGACATGGAGCACGAAGCGAAGTACATGGACCATCCGGTCAATGCGAAAATGAAACTGCTTGCGGAAGCCCTTGTCACCCTGAAACACGCTCGCGTTTTCATTTGCACTCGCGAGAAAATGCACCCGACCGGGATCGAGCTTTACGACGATTTGGTTAAGCGCATAGAGCAAACTACATAGTCAACAGGTGAGGCCCGAAAAATGGAACACAATCATAACTACTCGCCGATCGTACATGCATTGGATCGGCTCCGTGACTTCTACACACGGGAGGCGCCGATCGTGCGTGCATTGGATAAACTCCGTGATTTTTACAAGCGAGAGACCGAAGAACGCAGTTAAACCACGTAAGGCAGGCTAGCGGGATGCCCGAACCTCCCGCGAACAAATCTGCAAAGGATTCTGCAAAGGGCGCCTCCATCTCGATTTATCGACGCCCCACGCCATTGATTCGGTTCTGATTTTTGGTCGGAGCGCCGAGATTCGAACTCGGGACCCCCAGTCCCCCAGACTGTGGCAGTGGCTAGAACTTCACGCGAACGCCTGATCGCTCCTAGTTGCGCGCTGTTCCCCCGTTTGTGTCCTCGCGAATCGACATGACTGGCGTCAGCCGCGCGGTAAGAAGCCGCCGATAATCCTCGCAACCTTTTGCCCGTTCTGCGGAACGAAGCACGGGTGACCACGAAAGGCCGGAACGATGGCAAGCATGAATGATGCCGTGTGGAATGCTGGGCTCGCACAGATAGCCAAAGAACAGGCTTCTGCCGGAGAGTCGAAAATGCCGTGGCCTGCCCCTACGGAAGAAATGTTAGACGATCCAAAATTCATGGCGATTTGGCGCTGCATCAAGTCCTGGGACATCAATGTCCCAGGTGCCTATAACGGTTACTGCGGCGCTACCGGAAATCATGCCCGCGCCATCTTCGTCGCGCTCAACAACTGAGGCCCGTTATGTCTGCGCTTAGTCAATAGACACTTTTAAGCCCAACATTTCTCCTACTCACAAGATCAACCGTAACCATCACAATATCTCCGGGGCGCATGGATTCCGACTCGATGTCGAGCAAGAATGTTTCCTTTCGTGTTGGTGCTTTTCATCCAAACCTCGACGAGGCCATCTTGTGGACATGTGCTTTGTACGGTGTATTCGGCGGAGAGGAGAGGAGGGCCATTCATTTATGGAAACCGCTCGCTATGAAAAGCGCGACGGCAGCGATGGCGGCGCCGATGACGGCCACAACAAAGGTGCGATTGTCGGTCGTGTTCTTTTTTGTATCGCGCGTATCCTCACGTAAATCATAACGGTTCTTATCGCTGCTCGCTGTCCCTCCCTGTCCAAGGTCAAGCCGAGAAGTCAAGGCGGTCACCATCGTTCGCAGCACTTCGATTTTGTCATTAGTAGCTTTAATCTCGGTTGCGAAATTTGATGCCAGTCCTTTGAGCAGTTCGCCCACATTCAACTCGAACTTGGCTGCCGATTCCTTTTGCGTCGAAAGCGCGGCAGCGAGCGCGACCGCATTTGCCTTTGCAAGCTGGTCCACAAGGTCCTTGGTAGCAGTAGCTAGCTGGCTGACGAGCTTTTCATTGGCACTGAATTTGTCGTTGACTGCGTTTAAAAGCGCGGCAAGAGTATCTTTAAGCTCTCCGCGCGCCAGTGTCGTAGCCCCATCGCGGATTTCGAATTTATCGTTGATCGTGCGTTCGAGTAATTCAAGCCTCTCCAGGACCGCCTGCGTGGGGTCTGGATTGGTTTTGACAACCGAGGAGTCTCCTTTGGGGGGTACCATATTCAAAATCTCCTAGCCACGCGCTTGATCTACGCGAGAACTCGTTACGTTACCTATCTAGGTAGGTTATCCCGCCGTCCTGTTGAAGTCCAACATGCTGGCTGGTAGGGACCAACTCCGTTCGGCGATTGCCAAAATCACCAAAGTTGATAAATCCAAGTCCGCCGGTCAGGGCCTTTGCAGCCAAACCAAGGATGATGATCAAGGCCACGACTGACAGCACGAAGCTGATTTGTTGGGCCATCGGGAACTGGAAATAAACCAGTGCCGAATCAATGATGTAGAGCAAGAGGTACATCACGAGCACACCAATGGCAAACTCAAGAATACCACCGACAGTGATGTGGATCGTTCCGGCTGGAACCCCCATCCCGAACGCACTGAGAATAGCCCCCAGGACGACGAGAATGCACGCACCCCAAACGGCCGTCCTGGCAAATCTGGCCCACGGCTCGGGGAGCGGCCTGAAGGTCATTGCGGCATAGATCAGCGCGCCTATGATGGCAACGCCAAAGAAGGTGAATATCAAAGCGCCGATTGCGGCGAGATTCATAGTGATTCTCCTGTTATTTGTTGTATGCTATCCCGGCCGATGGCTACCGGCTGGATTCCGGTGCACACCCCACAAGACACCCTCCCGGTCCAATTCATCGCCGTGCATTTCCGCGATCTCTTGGGCTCGGATGTTGTTGAACATGAAGATTTCAAATGTGGCCGACACCTTGGCATAGTCCGTGATCCGCTTGGCATAGACCCAATCAGGTTCCGGGAACAGGACTTGCCGATCGGGTGCGGGACGCTCGCTGCGGCGATGCTCGCACCACACATTCGCAGTTGTGCATTGGGCTTGAGCCGCTGTGGATAAAACGACAGCAGCTAGGATAAGGGCGAGGCGGATCATGCGTTTCTCGGTTTGTCTGGGGACGATGGCGGAGCTGGGCTCGCATCGATTACCTTGGCGAGGTTAGGATCAGCGACCGCTGCAGCCACCGCGCCAGTTGCCCCGGTGACGGGGATGATTGCCTTGATCCCCGCCATGGCGTCCACGGACGAAATCTTAGCCATGTCAGAGATGCCGTCGAACGCCATCCTGCGTTCCGGTGCGGACAGCGACAGGGCGTTATTTAGCTTCGATACGTCTGTTGTCGCGTTGTAGTGTAGGGCGGACAGGATCGCCGTGCCGATGAAAGCAAGGAACATGCACCAACTTTTGACGGCAGGTATCCAGACGACTGGGATCATGTCCGTCAGGTTCAGGGCGCCGAGCCCGATGGCCTGTTCGACCATTATTGCAATGCTGATCCACACGGCTATCTTTGGGTCAATGTTCATTATCCTTTATCCCTTAGGTTGTCTTATTTCAGGGTCTACCACAAGAACGCGCCCGCTTAAAATCAATAACAGATCGGCCGGGCTAATCTCATGGGCCGGCCGGCTTAGCGGGACGCCGAAGTATCCGCAGGAGCGCAGCGCCAGCACCATCAAGGCGGAACAGATGACATGCATCGGAACATGCTGATCGAGCCGAAGCACAAAACCCAAGATCGACTCGATGTCGTAGGGCCTTCCGATTTTTCCTGTGAGAAACTTCACAAATTGTGGAACATCATCGCACGGCAGCGCCAAGAAAAGCTGTTTGGTCCAGATTGTATCATCATAGTTCGGTGCTCGCGCTTGAACGCCTCCATCCGCATGAGCACCTAGATAAGTGCCATCTGGCATTACTGCTTCGACATGGCTCGCCCAAAAATCCTCCGCAAATCGAATGCCGGCCGAGACCGGATCGGATGTCGTGACGAAGCGCAAGACGAGGTTTCCAGTGGAAGGATCAGTCCTCATTCGGTTCTCCGGTTTGTTTTACGAATGATAGCCCTCATCACCTCCAAGGCCGGTTCCTTGACGGTCACAGTCTTGCCGTCCGCCGTCGCGATGTTCGTTTGATGGTCGAACGTGTAGACGTGAACGATTTGATCGACGGCGAAGAAATGGGCTTGGCCGGTCGGAGAGTGCACCGTGATCCATGCGATGGTGAGATAGGTGAACGACTTCCACAATGGAATCAGGTGCCAAATCTCACCCAAATAACAAATAGGATTCCAATCACGGTTGCGACAATAAGAGCGGTGTGCATGGGGAATCCTCCGCATTTAGGCGGCCCCCTGAATGGCGGCAATGGTATCAGGCCTTACCACCCCATCAACCGTAAGATTGTGTTGTGCCTGGAATGCCTTGACGGCCTCGCGAGTGGCTGGACCATCGGCACCGTCTACGACAAGCGGCGGCGAAGCTCCTAGCCGGTTCAGTTGAGTTTGCAGCCACGCTGCATCGAATGTGTCCGTTGTTGTGTCGGCAAGCAAATCCTGTTTCCACAAGACAAGTTGGCGCTTCCGCTCTGTGAGGCCATTGGTGCCGCCGTTGAGCCGTTTAGTGACCATCAAGACGTTATCGGCCTCAGCAAACGGGAGACACCCGCAGACGATGAAATCCGCCACACCGCATTCTAGGGTGTGCTCAGGGTCGATCACAGCGTCGGGGTTATGGAGAAGATCAAGATCGACGCCGTGCGCTTTCAGGAATGCGTCGAGTTTTGCATAGCCGTCCTCACCGGTAACCTGAGAAAGGCCGCGCCCTCTGTTGTTGTATCCGTCATCGCTTGGAGGCGGCAGATTGCCCATACGCCCCCCATATGCGACATCGAACACGAGGCGTGGATTGTGCGCGGCACGGGCGGCCATCGTCGGGGTAAAGTGCGTCGGGAACGTATTGAGCAGCCCTTGCGCCGAATAATTCCCGTTCTCGACCATTTCCAATCCCTGGCCGCACTCCTCTGAGGCTTGGGCCATGAAATGAGCCTGTACGAGCGGAGAGTTGAGGCCATACTTGGAGAACACGGCCGGCGCGGTAGCAACGATGCCCTCTGAAAGACCGGGCACATGCTGGTCCGCGTGAGGCCATCTCCGATTCATCATTTCAATGGTAAGCATGATCCATACTTTCTTTTGTTAGCCGCCTGCTCTGTCAGATATGAGGACGAAGATTCACCGCTCCCAGATGTCGGTAACTAGCCCATCGGCCTGGGACACGCATTCGACCCGAACGCGGCCATCTGTGCGCGCAAGACCAGCCGCTGCATTGCCAGCCGCAACGCAGTCCTCGCGACTGCTAAACATGAAAGGACCAAATGGATTTCCGAGCGTTATCGGCAGATCGACAAAAAAGATTGTGAGGGCGAAAGCCGCTTGAGCGAGCATTTTCACACCCCATCGCCTGGAAAGAAGCAGAACGGCAGATCGCCCCCGGTATTGAGAATAAAGATGACGACATGCCCGGTTGGATTTCCCTGACGCAGTTTGTCGATCACATCCGGTGAGATCACAAACCTCTGCCCGTTGCGGTTCTTGCGGCCTTGGATGATGCGTTCGTCCGTAACAGTAACGATCCATTGGCCGTCAACCGTTTCCGACTTGTCTGCCCAGAAGGCATCGGACTTACCGCAGCACTTGCCGCCGGTCGCGCCGGGCGCGGCGCCGGGCCACGGGTTGCGTTGCGCTTTCTCATACCAAGCATCAATCTCGGCATCGCCGGATGAAATCCAGTTCTCGGCGAGCGCGGGCGTGGCAAGCAGAAGGGAAATGGCGATGAGCCCATTTCGTAGGTGCATTCTATGCTCCTTTTGCCGCCGATTTTAGCATACGTCGAATTGCATGAAAAGCCCGCAAATCACATTTTCGTTACCCGTAACTATTGGAGAATTTGCCAGAAACCCATGTAAAATGGCCATTCCTGACAATTCTCAAAAACTCAATATGCTATAATGCGTTTGTCGGGCTGGAAAACCCACCCGGCAGGCTGTTTGAAAATGTGAAAGGGGAATACCAATGACTGAACGCTATCAGTCCGTCAACGGGGCGTGGCCGGAAGGTACACGAGACGGACGCGACCTCAAGCCAACACCACAAGAGGCTATCACTGCGGCCAAGAAGCTCTATCGGTTTGCCATGAAGCAGCCATTCCGTGGCAAGGTGAATCTGACGAGTGGACGACGCATCACATGGATCAGGAACCATGTGCTCCACGTCAACCCGGACGAACGCGACGGTGGGTGGCATGAGATAGTCCACTCCATGTCCCACTATTGCGCTCGAAAACTCTATCGCCATGCCGTGGGTTTCAAACCACATGACCACCGGCATGCGTTCTTAGAACGCACGATGATAGAGCACGTCGTCAATTCGGGATGGCTTGAAGGAAAGCTACGGCGACCGGAAAATCCGAAACCTGAAAGCGATGTGAAGACCGTTCGCTACCAACGAACGCTTTCCAAGATTGAGACATGGGAGAAAAAGGCAAAGCGAGCGGAGAATGCATTGAAGAAACTTGTGGCAACGAAACGATACTATGAACGGACGATCTCAGTGTGATCCAAAGGCCGCACTCTCACGGGTGCGGTCTTTTTCTATGCTCCCAATGTTACTTCGAGGTTGCCCCGCTCATGTGGAATTGGTTTGACATCCGGATTCGACGGCGCATTAGGCGCCGCTTTCTTTTCAACGCTCGCCAACGCGCTACGACACCAAGCATTCCACTGGGAAATGTCGTAATCGTGTTCGGTAAGCCATTGTCGTTCGGCGATATTTCCGTGGTCTTTATGGGCGGTTTTATATATGACAACTCGCTCCTTACCGGACGGCTCACGCCCGTACTTTGTCTTGAAGGCTGCAAGGGCTTCCTTCATCGCCTTGTACTCTGCCACCTCATGACGAAGCAGCGGTTGAACCGGATCAAGCGGCTTGCCGTTGTTCATAATCCGACGCGGCAGGGACTTGTCATAGTAGAAGATATCTCCCGCCTTGGAAAGTTCTGAAATTACGTTCACGTCATATGTGTGGTTGATTACCGGCCAATCATGATCGCTGTCTTTCAATGGCTTGGTGGTGTCGCCATTGGCCAACCAGTCCTTGAAGTCATCAATGGACATTTCTACCATATGGCCGAGTCGCTTGCCACCCTTCCCGTCAGAGAATCCTTTGAGGTAGACGGCTTTGGCTTGGGCAGCAGAGCCGAACGCCAGCATGCATTTGTGCTCATCATACTTGCCGGTCTCAGCGTTCAATTGATCGATGACAAACACCTTGCGAGAGGCACGGTGCGGCCCGACGTAGCAATCAACACAATCCTGATCAGCACCGGTAGTCCGCTTGAGGTAGCCATACGCCGCCGGCATTGTGACGGACCAACGCTTATCATCAGGGCCGATGCCTGATCGTTCATGCCCCTTGGCATTTTCAATTGCGATATCGAGCCCGTGCACATTGATATGTGCCTTGCGATAGTTGCCAGCCTCTTTCTGTGCCTCAGTTGGGTTGCTGTCAATGTAGTGTGCCATGACGCGGCCACCTCTGGCGCGTTCCTCGGGGCGGGCCTCTCTCAATCTGTCCTTTGCACTATCCGATAGATAACGCCATTTGACCTTACCTGGAATATTGCGGCGATCGATCTTGTCGAGATAGTGAAGGCGCCCGGCCGACGTAAGTTCATTGTCCCACCATGCCTCATCGTCAACTTTAGGTGCCGTGGCCTCTTGTGGCTTAGATTCTGATGTTTGAGCCGAGGGCGATGGCTTGGCGGCTGGCGCTTGCTCACCCAACGGCTTATACAGCCGTGCCCCACGCATTTCCTTTGGTTCTGTGATTGGCGCCACCGGTTCGGACTGCTTGGCCTTCACCTCAGCAGAGTGCACGTCGGGATGCTTTGGCGCCTTGATGGCCTTAGTAAACTCATCCAGTTTCTTGAGAGATTCCTGATATTCTTTTTCCTTCGGCCATGCGGTCGTTAGTGTCTTTTCCAACCGCTCTACACTCTTTCGCTCGTTCGCTAGTTCTTTTTCCAGCCGAGTTGGGTTATCCTTAATGTTACCGAGAATGTTTTCAAACCGGCGTATCAACCCGGCCGGGTCTGTATGCTCGTTGATGACAGTTTGGTTTACAGCGGCATATCTGGAATTTCCTACAAGTGACGGCGTTGCCTCTAACGAAGTACCGTCTCCATCCCAGACATGACGCAATTGAATGTTCATGTCAAAACCTGACATGCGGCCGACATTTACGACCTTCGGGGTATAGAACTTCTGTCCACCACCAAAAGTCTTCAGCCTATCAAGGATTTCATCCCCGGCTGCCTTGCGCTCGGTTATCGTCTTGCCGTCGAGATCGACTGCAAATTTCTTGCCGGAGGTATCCGTAACGCGGCCGGCATCTTCTTTCGCCCCAGGTAGTGCAGTTTCGTATTGCTCAATCCGAGACTTGGCGGCATTGCCTTCGCCAAACGCCCGAGACTTGGTTTGGTCGTACACCCGCTTTTGCGACGTGAGCATGCGCACATTGCGGTCAAGTTCGGCATGTTCCAGGATACGAGGATCACCCGACGCTGCGGCTTTCATCTGCGCTGCATCAGGCAGCGGGTTGTCGATGTCCTCTGCCCAACGAGAACCCTTGGCACCGGACATAACCTGATTGAGGAACCCGGCTTTACGCTCTAGCGTCTGCCACATGAAAGCGTCAAATGACTTCTCAGTCACATAGCGGTAGATATCGACGTTCGAGTTTAAGTTGCCTTGGCGGATAATGCGGCCGTCACGCTGTTCAACTTCTGCCGGCTTCCATGGTGCGTCAAGATGGTGCATCGCAATCAGACGATCCTGCACGTTCGTGCCGACGCCCATCTTTTCTGTGGAACCCATCAGAACGCGGATATCGCCGTCGCGCACTTTCTTGAACAGCTTTGCCTTCTTGATGTCGTCAGTAGCGTCGTGGATGAAGGCTATTTCATGGGACGGAATGCCCTTGGCTACAAGACGCTGCTTGAGATCATCGTAGACGCTGAAGTCAGACGCGCCTTCCTCATCCCCCCCCTCTTCAGCCGACTTTGCCTTACCCTTCCTGGCATTCTTTGGCGTCCCCATGTCGAGGAACACCATTTGAACCGTTCCAGGCTCTTTTCCGTTTTCCCATATCTTGTGGATGTTGCCGACAGCCTTAGCTACCTTGCCTTGAGGATTGAAGTCGAAATCAGCTAGTGTCCCAGGATTTGGCATATTCGATAAAGCATATTGGTCCGAGACATTGTTGCCTATAAGCCTACCGTCAGTTGCCACCTTGCGGGCCGCAGTGCCAACGCTTGCAGCCATGGGTGCGCCCTTCTCAGGACGCACTCCCTTTAATAGTTCAAGTGACTTGATAACCCCTTGAACAAAGTTCTCCTCCGCAGACGACAGCTTGGCATTTACAATATGCGTCTTGGCTTCCGGCGCTGGCAACTTGAGCATGGCCGCTGTCTTGGTATCGGCAATTTCGGAATAGAGAGAAATCAACTCCGGGATGTTGACGAACCTGGAGAACGATGCAACGTCCTTGAATGTGCGGCCATCTTGCGACAACTCGGTGTTAGTTGCTACCTTACCGAACGTGTTTGCCCATGCATCGAACGTTTCAAGCCCGCGCTCCTTCAGCTTGTCGTATTGAAGGTACCGCTGCATGGTCCACATTTCGGCCATGGTATTCGATATCGGCGTGCCGGTCGCAAATACAGCCGATCGGCCCGGACGGTTCTGTTCTAGGTACCGCGTCTTGAGGAACAAGTCTTCGGCGCGCTGTGATGCATTTTGGGCAAGACCCTTGACGCGATCAAACCGCGTTATGAAGTCGAGATTCTTGTACTTGTGGGCCTCGTCCACATACATGAAGTCAATGCCAGACTCCTCGAATGTCGTACCTTCGTCCTTGCGTTCCTCGTTCATCAACTTATCGAGTTTTTTTCTGAATGTCTTCTTTCTCTTTTCCATAGCCTTTACGGTTGGAGAGTTTTTGCCGCCTTCCTGTTCTTCGGCCTTTTGAACGCGCTCTAGTTCGTCCATCTGGTCCCTGATGAACTTCTCGCGGAAATCACGTTGCATGTTGATGCGGCCGAATGCATCGTGCGTAAAAATAACGCCGTCCCAGTCGTTCGACGCTACCTTGGCAAGGAACTTCTTACGGTTGTCCCTTGTCATCTCATCCTTTTCAGCGACAAGAATTTTGGCGTCCGGATATGCCTGAATAAATTCGCGGGAGAATTGCTCCAGCATGTGGTTTGGAACCACATAGGCAGGCTTGTTGATAAGTCCGAGGCGCTTCTGTTCCATGCCGGAAGCGATCATTGATACAGTCTTACCACTACCGACAGCATGCGCCATCAGAGTGTTGCCTTTCTGGATAATCCGCCAAACGACATCAAGCCGATGCTTGCGACCAGCAAAGTCAGGATTTAGCCCCGGCAACGTCAAGTGCGAACCGTCGTGATTTTCACCAACTAGGTCATTGTGGAGGCGGTTATAGATGCCTTCCAACAATTGAGAGCGTTCCGGGTCCTGCCATACCCAACCCTCGATACCCTTCTCAGGATCGCCCGTGAATGCTTCCTTAAGCAGTTCTGTCTTGACGCGGGCTTCTTCGGTCTTCGTTGTGTTTACCGCCCTGTGGCCGTCCCTATCCGGCGGATCGCGGACGGTAATAGGGCGCCCATTCATTGCCGATTCGGCAATCTCATCTACCCCAACCTCTTTTGTCCCGTACTTGGCACGGGCGTCGCCATCGAAGTACGATGCCTTAACCCGCCAATCGCCCGTGACTGGCACCTTGACAACCTTGATGCCACCCCCGCCAATCTCTTTGAGAAAATCCTCATAGACCGCCTCAGGCACCCACGGAGCCCCGAATTGGGCCGTAATTTCGGGACCAACCAGCGGCGTAGGCTGTACCTTTTCGAGCGCTGCAACATTACGCAAGTATGATGGATCATTGGCGGCGATCGACCGGGCATCCTCCAGTTTTTTTATGACGTTGCCAGACAGATACCTTGACGCTGTTTCCCATGCACGCCCGTCCGGATTTTGAAAGACCGTATCACCCAACGCGCTGATTGCAGCCTCGTGACTGTCTACACCAAGCGACTGCGCAATATGGTCTAGGTCAACGCCACCTTTATCATTGAGAGATGCAGCGAGAGCATCAGACGGCCCGTTAATCTGCCGTTCCATCGGAGGCCGGATGACATCCTTAGTGAAAATGTCGGCCAGCTTGGTTTTTCCAGTCTCGGAATCATAGTTCTCAATGGAAGATACTTTCCATGAGTCGGGATCATTCCGAAATGCCTTGAAATTTGGATGACGCACAAGAACAACATTCTCGCCAGCCTTGTTGAGGCGCGAGGTGACGGTCTTCTCTTCTTTATTGATTGGGCCGTAGAGATCGACGAAATTATCATACTTCTTGCGCAAATCGGCGCGGAGAGCATCCTTGTCGCCCACGCCATCAATCTGCGCTCGCATCAGATCGTTGTAGGTATCTCTAATTCCGATGAGTTTCTTAACACGGGACGCCTCGATCGTCCCTATATCATGCTCATGTCCCTGCCCTTCGCGACGCTGATAGAGCTTCCCATCCTTCAAGAAGAACGCGCCATCCTTGATTCCTGCGCCAATTTCGTTGCTGTGAATCGGCGGTGGTGGCGGCGTATCGCGCACAAGCATCGCCCCTGCCGGCATATCATTTCGCGCTGCCTCAGCAATCTTTTGTTGCATGCCATCAGGGTCGCCAATCAGAACAGGCTCATTAGCGCGATGTTGTGTGCCCTGTAGACGCATTTCCCCAAGCATCATTTGTGGACGGTCAGAAAAATACTCATTGATCTTTGTTGGCCCTTCGGGGGTCTGAATTGTTTTCAAGTCTGTCCATTTTACCCCATTGAAAGGCTGTTCACCCGGAACTTTCTTGCGCAGGAAAATAATATCAGTCGTTACCTGTGTGCCTGCGTTCGACGCAAAGGCACCCTTGCTGCCACCGGGAAGACGGATAGCGCCCACAAGATCGGAAGTGTTTGCCAGTAGACGACGTACATTGGCGTGCGTAGGTGCGTCCATTGTGTGAGATGACGTGATGAACGACACGATGCCACCAGGGCGCACCTTGTCGAGCGCCTTGATGAAAAAGAAGTTGTGAATCGAGTGTGAACCGTATGGCTTTTCCTCAACAGGGTAGTTGCCAAACGGCACGTTTGAAATTGCCAAATCGTAGTGGTTTGCCGGTCGCTTCAAGTCTTCGAAACCGTGAACATTGACCTCGGCGCCACCATAGAGCTTCTTGGCAATGCGGCCGGTGACGGAATCCAACTCAACGGCCGTCCATGCCGTCTTTGGCGTCCATTTATCGGGAATCAACCCAATAAAGTGCCCTATTCCGGCCGATGGCTCTATGGCCATGCCACCTTCGTATCCGAGATGATCCATGGCATCCCACATGCCGCGAACAACATCAGGCGACGTGTAGTGAGCATTCGGTGTCGAGGCGCGGGCAGAATCATACTCTTCGTCGGTCAACAGGGCCTTGAGTTGGCCACGCTCAGCTTCCCACTGTTTCCGGTAATCCCCCTTGAACATATCTTGAGCGTGAGCACCCCAGCCGGTGTACTTGACCAGCTTTGCCTTTTCCTCTGGGGTCGCATCGCGATTTTCGTCCTCAATCTGCTTGAGAACCTTGATGGCCTCTATGTTGCCGCGAACTTTCTGCTTTGCTCCGCCCTCGCCAACCAAATCCTCATCGGTAATGCGATAGTTCGACCGCGAGCGTTCGGCGATCTTCAGTTCTGCGTCTCTTCGTCCTCTGATGACGGCGGGAGGGGCTGGTTTATCAGTTCCTCCCTCACCAGTTCGTCCACCTCCATCCGGCGGTTTTGTAACGCTCTCACTTTTTCCAGGTGTGGGAGTTTCTGGACCTCCGGGGTGTTGAGGTATTGGTGCATGAGGCTCGCCAACCTCTCCTCGGCTTCCTCCCCCACCGAAGAGAGATAGTTGTTCAGGTCGCCGGACTGGCGTAGCTGCGCCAGCATTTGCGGGTTGGCGTCCTCCAGGAACTTGCGGTGCATTTCCGCGTAATCCTTCGCCGAGTACATCCTTTGGCCCTCCGAATAAGTCTTCCTGGCCGGCAGCGGTACGCTTCTTGGCCTGCATCAGGGGCGGTTGCTCTTCTCCCGGCCGGGCAGATTCAGCCGCCCTACGCGCCCCCGCTTCGAGGATGGCTTGCTCGTTGCCGATTGGTAGCGGCTCCGTCCGTAGTGGACGGCCCCTAACGTCGCGAGAGGCTACTTCTCTTCGGAGTTGATCGGCTCCCTGTTTTTCTACCCGTTCCGGGCCACCGGCCTCATCGACACGCCTCATGACTTCTTTCAACATTCGGCCTTTGAGCGCCTTGTATTCCTCTTTGTTCCCTCTCAGGCTAGCCTTGTCCCCACGAAACGCAGACAATTCGTCAGCCGTCAACACCTTTGGATAGAATCTTGCCCATCCGACATAGGAAGGTGTGCGTACCGCAGCTTCTACGTCAAAGGTAATGCCGTCACGGGTAAACGGCCCCTCGACCAGGAACCCCTTAGAAGACCCGGACGGGTAATCATCAACAGGGCGTGTCTTGCGCAACTTAAGCCCCGTGACAGTCTCGACTTTGGGATAATCACGTTCCGGATTCTTGGTCAGAAACCGAATATCCATATCGATCGGTTCGTTGGGCCTAACGCGGGCATAGGTGCGCGATACGAGGGAGCCGCCCATGACAACTTTGATGTCAGGGCCGAGCTTGTCTTGCCACTCACCGGCAACCTTGTTGGCGGTTGAAATAAGCTTGCCGGCGTCAGGTTCTTCCGGCCTGAGTTTTACTGGGACTTTTGGTCCAGCAGCACGGAAGATTTTGCCTTGATCGCCTTCTCCGCCCGCTGCTTCAAGTCCTTCGCGGCCTTCGCCAACCCCGGATCGCCGTATTTGGTCGCCACCCGCTGGAACGCCCTCGCCATTACCAGGGCCATTGCGGTCGGGAACCTCTTCTCCATAGCCTTCCCATCCTTTGTCACGAGCGATTTTCTGGATATCTCGCCGTTCAACCGGTGCCAGCCCTAGATCAAGTCCCGGTTCGGCCGTAACCTTGCGTGCCTCATCGGCATAGAACCCAAGTGCATCACTAATCCTCTTGCTGCCAAGTGCCCGACGATTCCCCCGCATGTCAAGCTCAGGAGCATAGAAAGCCCGCATGAAGCCCTCGACGGTATCAGGTATCTTATTGAAAGCATCTGACTGTGCCAAGTAGGTGTCGAGTTTTGTCCCCTCCCCACGGATTTTTGCCGTCCGCTTGACCGCTTCCATGAGGTCCGGGGTGGCATCCATATCCGGCCGGACACGTCCTGCCTCGACATCAGCCCTCAATCTGGCCCATTTTGGTGCCACGGTTGCCAACGCATTGGAGATCGAGCGGATTTCATCATCCGTCGATTCAGCAATACGTGCTATCACCCCGACATCGCCGTATGCCTTGGCAAAGACGGCATTGCGCAACCGGGTAGCGCCTTCAGCCGATAACTGCCCAGATGCGTCCATAAGAGCACCTTGTTCGGCCTGGGGGAGTTCCTGGACGAAGCGGCGAACAAAATCACGGTTTGCCCCAATATCATTTGGATTGTGCAGGAGATTGAGCGTCTTATCATCGATCAGCTTGGCATCGCCACGCGCTCGTTCGGTGGCCGACATGGCAAGCGTAGACGCCTGATTAGCCCCGGCCGTGAAGGCTTGCCGCTCTTGTGGCGACATCGGCGTAATGCGCTGACGCACCAATACCGGATTGCGATACTGGGAAACGTCAACACCCTGCCGGGCGAGCCATTCACGGTATTCTTGAACCTTAGCCCCACCTTCGCCATAGACATTGCGAAGCGCTAATACTCGGCCGTTGCCACTCTCGACCATGCCGTCTGGGCCAACGATAGGCGCTCCGCGATCGGCTTCAGCGGAGTAGCCTAGACGCTCAGGATCGAGATTGGATGCAATATCGCGAACTTGGGCTTGGCTGGCTGCACGGCTGCGCTGGCGCGGCTGTAGGGCCTTGTCGTATCCGGCGTCTTGGGAGGTCTTGAGGCTGGAAGCCTCGACCACAACCGGCGCTACATCAATGGCAGTACCGTCAGCGGTCGATACACGGTGCGGGCGTAGGTTGGAAGGCTCGGCGCCGATCAGCCCTTGGGCGGCGGCGAAGGGGGATGGTTCTTGGCCTTGACCATTGCCGCCAGCTTCGCTGTCGCCTCCTCGAAGTGCCGGCTGGACATCTCGTCCATTTCGGCTGGCGTCGGCGATTTCCGCACTGATGTGGTCGGCAAGTTGGCCATTTCCCTCAATTATCCTCGTTGGTCTCTCGGAAGTGTCAGCGTCTAGGAAGTCATTCGCCTCACCTCTCAATGTATAAGCGGTCTGACGCGGTTTGTCACCAACTTCCTTGATGTAATTTGGGTCTACAAGCCGTCCGGTATCAAGGAAACGCTTGATGTTGCGGCGGCCGGAAATCTCAGGCGTTGCAGCAACATGGGCGATATCAACCGTATAGCCTGCCGCCTTCAGATTTTCGATTGACTTGCGTATTGTTTCGGCGTTGTGGCCCACCTTTGGCAGGATAAGATTTGCACCTTCTATGCCGAGGTTGAAGAACACATCTTTGGCGAGTTCGGAGCTTTCCTCATGAACGGCTTGCGTTCCTACTCCGTTCTCGTATTCAGGGATTACTTTCTTGGCTTCATCAGCGTCAACCAAAGCTGCTTTGTATCGACGGGCCAGTGGTTCGGAGATGGACGATTTGCCAGAGGCTGGAGGGCCGAGGACAATGATGGCGTGACGGCCATTTTCGACCGGCCCCTTTGCAAAATCTTTAGCCTGTTCGGTCAACCGTTGAACGGCATCATCCCAGCCGTGAACTTTTTCGCCATTAAAGTTATAAACACGGGCATCGCGCCAGTCCGGATCGGCGAATTGCTCGGGCGAGCCAGTAGGAACACGGCTTCTATCGATTGCTACTTGACCCTGAACGTATGGGTGTTGTTCCAGTTCATCGAGCGGTGCCCCGCTGTCCAATGCGGCCTGTAGGCTTTCCCGATTGCCAGTCTGCGGTAGAGCGCCGGTCGGCCCGCGTGTCGGTATTGGAGGTGGCGTCGTTCCATTGTCTTGGTACAGACTACGAAGCGCAGCATCGCCTTCCGGCCCCTGCATCGTCCAAATACGAGCGGCCTCACCACGGATGCGATCATAAAGAGCTTTCTGCCCATCTTTTCGCTTTGCCAATTCCCGGCCGGCAAGTTTTAGTGCTCCTTTGGCAACGGTTCTCCACGGATGAGAAATTAGACCATGAGCGGTGCCGACAATGCCAGGACCAGTCTCAATGAGCGATCCAAGCGTATCCTCTTCGGGCGGCAACCAATGCTTGCTGTAGAGCCTGCGGGCTTGCGTCTCGCTATTGTCAACCAGCCGGTTCATGGAATTGTGCATACGGCGTTCGGCTTCTAGAGCCTTGAAGTAGCCATTTGCCTTTTCCTCACCAAGCAGTGCAGCGAGTTTTGCCCTGTTTGCGTCCGTCAATGCCTTCCCGAGCATTGTGAGTTCGCCGCCACGAGCACGATCGAGAACACGGTTGAAATGCTTGGCCACACCTTGAATGGCAGCTTGCTTTTCTGGTTCGCCCATCCTTTCCAAAAGGTGAGGTATTTCAGATTCATCAAGCGTCGCGGACAACAGCTTATCGCGGCCGAATTCATACGCCTTCATCACGCGCGTAATAGGTGCCCATTTCTCTCTTGCATCCCTCCATACACCACGAACGGCAGGATCAGGGTGGTTGTCGATCTCGTTTAGAAGGGCGTTTTTGAGCGTAAGCAGATGGCGGGCATTGTTCTTGTTACCGCTCCTAAATGCAGCGTCAATCTTGTCGTCAAGAGCTTCTTTTGCCAACTGGAACGCGCGTGCTGTTGGGATACGGTTTTCTTTGCCAAGTTCATCCTCAAAGCCCTCATCTATGGGCTTTCCCATGTTCTTAAGCTGACGATTAGCCTTGGCAGTCGCCGCCTTCATATCGGGGCGGGTGAGAATTTCCTTGAGTGCCTCAGTTGGTGCAATGCGTGTATCTTCAAACGTCTTCCAAAAAGGAGCCGACTCATTCTTTCTGGCTTGCTTTTGCATACGAAGCCAGCCGGCCTCATTGACTTGCGGCCCAAGGTACTCGCTATTGATGTTCTGAATACGCTCTTTCTCTTCGGCACGGCGCTGTCTGTAGGATTGTCTGATTTCGGTGCTTGGCTGGCCTGGAGTGACCGCTATGCCGGCAGCATGACGTTGCGTATCCTCATTCAGATCGGCATTGAATTCATGCCGAGACTTGTTCTCCGTAGCGGCCTCAAGTTCGTCGAGGCTACCAAAGTTATCCCTCAGAATGTCGCCAACCATCTTCTTGGTTTCTGGCAACATTTCATCCAGCGCGCTCTGTGCCCGAGCAGCACCAACGCTATCATGGACGGGATCAGCTTCACCAAAATGAGGGACTTCCGGCGATACAAGCCTTACGTTAGGATCAACCTTGTCGCGCCCGAAGGCAAATGGCGGAACCTCTGCCTCTCCCGGCTGTGCCGCCGCAATCTTTTGTTCGTCCAGCAACTGTGAGAAATCTTGTGCGGGAGGCTGCGGCGCTTCCGGCTGTGCCGCAGCCTTTGCCTTATCTCCGCGTATTGATTGTTCATGCGCTAGTCTTGCCTCAACCGCGTTCCTTGATAAATTGCCTGCCGCACTAGCGATTGGATGACCGGCCAACATACCGGCGAACCCTGCCACCTCTTCATAGCCTGTCCCTTCAGCGGCTTTTTCAGCCGCAAATGCGCCAGTTGCAGGGGCAACGGCTCGCGTTAATAATCTTGTGGCGATGCTGCCGGGACCACCCACGACAAATGGTAGGAATCCGCCAAGTTCCTGTAGATATTCATCGCTAGCAACAGGGGTACCGTCAGGATTGCGGCGCACTTCTGGGAGAGGCCCGGAGACGTTTTGCTCAAACGGCTTAATGAAATCTTCCGGCTTGGGAAGCGATCTAATGCCGGGTGGTAGTGCACCATGCTCTTGTTGCAGTCTTTGATATTCGGCAAATTGTTCTGGCGATAGGGCTTTACCTGCGCCCCAATCCATAGCCCGGCCGGCAGCATCAGTCAGATATCCAGGTATTCCAGGAAGGCCAACGGTACCCTTGACAAGACCAGAACCAAGCTGCTTGGCCTTTTCGTAAGCCTCATTACTGGCAGCGTTAACCACATCGCCCACACCGAAGGCATTGCCATAGGTGCGATCTGGTTGAGGTTGTGGCTTGTCAGCCAAGAATGCATCAGGGTCAAACCCGCCACCTCCGCCGCCAGATGGCGACGTGTCATTCAGGAAGGCGTCGGGATCGAAATCAGCCACGGGTTATTGTACTCCAAGCTTCTGTTTGATCGCGGCGGCGCGAGGATCATTCGGGTTAGCGTTAGCCCAAGCCAAGGCTTTCTGGTTCTCTGCGCTTTGTGCCACCGGGGCGGCGGCAGGAGTTGGGGCAGATGTTGGCGCAGTCGTGCCACCCGGCGCACCGGTAGCGCGTTCGGCACGTACCGAATCACGTTCACGAGCAATCTGTTTTTGAAGTTGCATGACGGCACGCTTGTATGTCTCCGGGCTATCTGCCGTGCTAAGGAACCCAAGCGCCTTATCACGATCAGATTCACGCATGACACCGGTCGGGTTCATGGCGCGAGCCCAATGTTCAGCAAGCTGCAAGTTAGCCATACCGAATTCTTTCAGTTCAGGGTTGCTAGCAATAATCTCTCCCTTCTGAATGATCTGGTTGATAGGTACCCAGCCGGTGCGCCATACTTTCTCTGAAGCCTCAATTGCGGCCGGAATAGCTGCATCCGTTGCACGCAAGATCAGGTTCAGGTTGGCCTCACGATTGCCGCCAGTACGGGCTTCAGCGCCGAGACCAACACCCGTTGCCTTGTACTGTTGCTGAAGATGTGACCGTTGTTCAGGGGAAATGCCAGCTTCTAAATCTTGGCGGGTAGCCTCTTCTCTGATCTTCTGCATCAAAGCAGGATCACGGCCGGCTTGACCAAGAGCGGACGGACCCATGATGTTATACATGGAAGCAGTACGCTTGATTGTGTCTGGATCATATCCACTTTCACCAGACCGAGCGTCCATGCGGACAATAGCCAATGCCTTGACGTGCTCAGGATCAGCCGGGCCACCTGAAATTGGTTCAAGTTGGCCTTGGGCATTCAGTCGATAGCCGCTAGGAACACCAAGTTTGGCCATCTGGATATCGTGTTGCCTCTTGGATTCATCCAATGTTCCAGTATGCTGACGGGTTGATTCAGCAAGCGTCGCCTGTGCTTGATCGGCGTGTTGCGCCAACTTCTTCACCTCAAGGTCAATCTGAGACTGCTTCATCTTCTGACCTTGTTCGAATTCATTGGCGTGCGTGTAGGTGCTCATCCCCTGTAAGCCACCTTCGCCGACTGCCACGCCAGCAAATGGCGACCGAGATGCCATCATGCCAAACCCGGCCGACATTAGAGCGGGCCATAGCTTGGAGTTGGGCGACCAATCGATACCGCTGTTTGATGGTGGGGCAACGCCACGAGCGGCGGGGATATCAGATGTCCCTGGAATCCTGTAATCAGCTAGGGATGCGTTGGGCGGAACGGTGGAGTCTCCGTCTGGATTGCGCACCACGCCGTTGTTATTTGGCGCACCCTCACCCTTGGCGAGTTGGATGTGCCCTTGATCGATTTGACCAGCGTGGCCAGGAAGGAATTGCAAGCCGTATTTTTCGGCGTTGGTGCGACCATCATCGGAAGTCTTACGCAACCAATCGCGAACGGGACCACTCGATAGGTCTGCGGCTTCCCCGTATTGATGGCGTGATTGTCCGGGAGGCGCGGCAAGGCCACCCTGGCCGGTCAAGTAATTATGGTAGGCTTGCGCTTGTTCCTCTTTGGTGCGGCCATAATCTAGCACCTTAGCCGTGTGTCCTGTTGCCTCTTCCCCCGCCCGAATAGCGGCTTGGAGGCGATCGGCAAAGTTAGGGTTAAGATCGCCAGCGCGCCCAACTGCACGGCCGGTAGCGCGATCATGGAGAAAGTCTACCGTGTTGCTAGGGGCACCTACGCCAGCAGAAGGACCACCTGGAGGGGTAGCCACATTTATCGCGGGAGATAGTGGAGGTGCAGAGGCTTCCGGTGCTCCCCACGCACCCGCAACGCCGTTGACAGGATCAATGCCCTTCGTCAACGGCATATCCCCGCCGCTAGGCGTTATGCCAGGAGCGATACCAGACATCCAGGGTGGAGCGGACGATTGCCCGGTCGGTCCAGGCAGCGCAGCATCAACAGAAGCGTTTGTGGACGGCCCAAGCCCAACTACATCATTCGGTAGCGTCATGGCGTACCGATCGTTAGGATTACCCTTAAACGATCTATCGAACGTTGTTGGCGATCTACCAGACCAATTTGATATTTCCGTCCCTGATGGTGCAATGCCAGCCGTGGAAGTCGGCATATCTGGGTTAGGTCTGCGAATCGGTGTTGGCATTGGTCCGCCACCGAGTAGGACGTTCGGTAATGCGGGGCGTTGAGTTAGTGAATCTCCAATGTCAGGGAGGCTATCGTCACCAAAGTCCTGCACGGGCGGATAATAAGCCACCCCGCCGCCGTCATCGTATCCACGTGGCATCACGATCGTATTGTGCATCGGCAGGTTTGCCACACCACCGGACGCATACCCTCCAATGCGCCCACCACGATACGCACCATCTACACCGAATGTCGGCGTTGGAATTGCATTACCGCTGGTATCATAGTTCAGGCCGGTAACGTTCGTGGCTCCCGGAACGATCGGATTTACGCCAGACGATTGTTGTGGTGCGCCATTGATGATCTTTGCCAGCGAGCCGATCTGTTGTGCCTGTTTGGCGAGATCAGGCTGTACCGGTGCACCGGGAGGCTTCGGCATATTGTTGCCATGCGCGAGGCCCATGGTCGGCACGAAGCCATTGCCGCCCGCATACGGCATAGGACCGGCACCATACGGGGCACCGGCTACACCCCCGCCGGTATCGTAATGAGAGACACGGCCACCCCATGCTCTCTTGCGACGATGTGCTAGAACATCGCGAATGTCTTCAACCCCAACACTATTGCCGGGAGATTTTGTGCGATGCATGGCGGCAATCTGATGATGCGCCGTCATATGTGTTCCAGCCGCCGCGCGTACTTCTGTCCCGTCCGGTTGACGTTCAACTACAGCAAGAGGATGCTCCCCGCGATGATAGCGCGCAAGTACCTCATGTTTTGAAATAGGTCCCAGGTCAAGCAATTCATTCTCATGACCTTGGCCGGAAAGATGCTTAATACGTTCGGCATCAATTTCTTTGGGATTGTAATGGAAAACACCTCCACCAACTTTAACGCGTCCCATCCCATGCGGTACACTTAATTCTTGAGTGCCGTTCGGGAACATTTGAACGCGACGGTGGCCGGCAATAAGCTGACGTTGTTGCGCGATAAGCGTATCGTGACTTTCTGGAACTGTGTTGTCGTCTGGGGCAACACCATGGCTTACCGCCGCCCCACCGCTCGCCAATCCCATTAGAGCGGGCGCCAGCCAACCTGCCGTACCAAAAGCACCTGTTCCACCAAGAGTTCCAACGGCAGCGGTACCAAGACCTGCGATTTGTCCCAGTTGGTTAGGCGGCGGGGCCGTCGTGGTGGACGTACCACCCATTTGACTACCAAGCCCTGAATCTATACCTGCCAGCCATTGACTTTGCTGATACGGGAAAGCCTGTTGGTTGATAAACTGCTGGTACGCGGCGGCGAGTTGCGCTTGCTGGGTTTGCTGTTCGAGAGAACCAGCGCCTACCTGTGCATTGGCACCCGTCAGCGCGGCGTTTTGTCCAGACACCCCGAGATTGCCGAGCGAATAGGCGCCAGCCGCTTGTGCTTGTTGCTCCGTCAGCGCGGTATTAAGGCCAGTCTGATAGCCCTGGTTTTCCAGGCCGGCGATTACAGGAGCTTGGGCAAGCTGTTGCTGGTTAGCCAAATTGGCTTGCGTGATGCCAACCCGGTTGCCGCCGAGCGCGCCTTGGGCCGCAGCATTGCTGAGGACGCCCTGTTGCTGTTGGGCATTCTGGTTATTGAATTGATTCTGCGTCGCATCGACAACGGCTTGCGTGTAGGGCGACTCGTATCCCTGAATCTGTGCCGCAGTGATAGGGCTGGCCGCCGCAGTAGCCATGCCGGTGGCTTGCTGGATGTACGGCTGTGCAAACCCGGCGTTTTGGTTGATGTTGGCAATGCCGCTTTCTTGTTGAGGATTGACCCCGGCGACAAGTTGACCAGTATACGGCTGGTACGGCGTCGAGGCGACACCGGACGCACGGCTCATCAAGGCATAGTAGTTCGCTAGGGCGTCTGGGTTGGGGGTTGTGGTTTGCGTGGTCGTGTTCGAGCCCTTGCTGCCCAACTCAATTACTCCTAGGCAACGGCGTGATCCTTACCGTTAGCCCTGTAAAAGAAAAAGTTTCCAATCGGCTTCTGAAACTGTCTTTGATATAGACGAACTTTACTCTCCGTCCGCTCGTTGGAAATCACCCCGATCAGCAAAGGGTAGCCCGTCTCATTCGAACACCACTTGGCGAACTTCATGAGTTCGATTGCGTTTCCGGATCGTCGATATGCTGGGACCACGTAAGCTAGAATCTCTTCAAAATGAGGATCATCGGAGTACCAGAAGGTGGACAACAATAGGAAAATCATGGCTTGAATCTTACCAGGATCACCAATAACCCCCATCACCGCGCACTGACGATTGAACGCGCGGTGCAGCATGGCGCAAACTTTATCCTCATTGATCTTGAAAAGGCCGTTCTCGGCATAGAGTTGACGGCATAGTGCCATCAACTCTTCCTCATCTTTTTTTTCTACAATCCGAACGGAGCCAGGGTATCCGGCCATCAGTTCAGGCTCTCCCGCGCATCGCCATTGGCAGCAACGCCGGTATGGGCTTCGGCCTTGTCGATCATGGTAAGTAGATCATCGAGACAATCTCGCAATTGCTTGGCGCACATCTTATCCATTCGGAGCCGACATGCTGGCACAAGATCGGTATTGATTTTCCCCTCACTCTCCCGGTCAAAGTTCAAAACGCCGAGTTGAACATTGACGACGTTGTTCAAGATGCCGCGTCCAGTTACGGCGTTGACGAACGTAACACCGACTTGATCTGTGGGTTTCATGTGGTTAGTCCCCTGAGTTGTCATAGAAGGAAGCCTTGGCGTCTTACATATTCGATTTGATCGGTTGCCTTCTTAGAAGAATTGCAATGCCTACATAAGAGTTGAAGATTTTTACGATCATTAGAGCCTTTGTTTTTTAATGCCACTATATGGTCTACTTCGCCTTTGCCACGAAGTTTTATGCGACAAAATGGCATTGCGCATTTGTCTTTCTGCATACGTCTAATATCCGCAATATCTTCGGCTGTGTGCGTTCCACCATTGCCGCGTTTGCGAGCCTCATATCTATGACTGGCTGCACGTTGCCTTTCTTTATTGTTTTGATAGTATTGACTGTTGTACTCAGATTTTTTCTGACGTTCTTCTTTTGTTTTCTTTGAATTTTTTTCCCTTTGAATTGCATTTATTCTGTCTTTATCTCTTTGCCAGAGAATTTTTCTTTGTTCTGATCTTCGCTTTTTGTTCTCTGGACGACTGCGGTATTTCCTATCTCTTACATTGTCTTTTTCTGTCCATCCCTTTAATTTTCTCTCTGCTGCAATGCATTTTACGCAGTGACCTCCTACCGCATATCGAATCCCGTCATGACCTCGATAGCAAGGGGCGCCTTGATAAAACGCATCTCCGCGTTCTTTTGCCTCTTTACGAGACATCGCAAATTTCTTATTATCGTCATCAGCCATTGTCGAAACATCCCTTCGTCTTTGGTTAGAGGCTCGTGGGCGTTGCAAGCGCCTTGCGAGCCTCGTTTATATCAGTCTTTTGCCGGTGGAGGCAAGTTTTGTTGAGTCTTAATTTCACGCTTCCTAGTATGCATCACCCAGGAATCGAGCACCCTGTGCCCTTCGGATATGCTACCGCGTCCAACCTGCCTTACTTGGTCCGGCGTTAAGACGTATTCACCGCCTGAAATCATGACCGGCGTAGGTTGCCCAACGCCATCGCCACGGCCACCACCCTCACTATACCAACCACCGTCTGCAAATTTCATCGCATGTGGCGGCTTTGGTGAACCAGGACCATGGCCCATTTTCATTGCCGGGGCTCCATATGGCCCATTTGCACTAAACATGTGATTCAGAGCGGCAAATCCGGCGTTTGTGTTGCCCTGCCCGAGAGCCGCGACGTGCGTACTTGGGAGCACATACGAAGAACTCGCAACATGCACGGAATGATTGTCAACTCGCCCAGGTACAGCCGACATTACGGGCCCGCTATGCATCATATTCTTGGCTTCCGACCGCTCCTGCCACCCAGCCGACAAATGGGGAGATTTCTGCATTGAGAAGCCCCCTTCTGCCCTATGCAGTGCCCCGCCGGTATTCATGAGCGGCTTGGCGAGCGGCGGCGTGACCGATGGTGCCCCAGCCGGCTGGACACCTACCGGGGCGGATTGTTGCGGTGCGTTCTGTGCGACAACACCCGATTGCGCGGCTGGCGCCATGGACGATACGCCCGTGGGGATGTTTTGCTGTGCTACACCCGGCATTGTTGGCAACGGCGGGGTGGCAGGCATTATTGGCGGAGTTGGCGCGGCGACGCCCATTGATGACGGCGGACTTGGCGTGCCCGTAGAGCCCGGCGTAGCGGGATTGGAAAGCGGATTGGCGTTCGGCGACGCTAGGCCACCCGTGGGCGATCCACCACCTTGTTGCAGGGCGGAGATGACGGCATTCACGGGATCGGTGACGCCCCCGCCGATGTCATATCCACGGACTAGGCCGCCATTGGCATGGCCGCGACGTTGGGTGGCAAATGCGACTGCGATCGCCTGACGATCGGCAGTTTTCTTACCATGAGCCGCCGCAGTTTTGGCGTATGTCTTCCCGGTATGGAACTCCTTGATATTCTCTCCGATGCCAGCATTTGGATTGAGCGGCATCTGTTTATCCTCTATACCGTGCGGTCATTTGCATGTTTGATTGTGTTCCCTGCCAATTGGATGCCGCACCATTCAGAGCAGCCTCAAGACTGCAAAGCGTATTGATCCCGACCGACAACGATCCTGAGAAATGAGCATTGTTACAGGAATAGAAAGCTGACATTCCACTACCAGCCCCCGAAATAGCAGTCTGACCTGATGCTGTCGTTACGCTGTTAAGTCCAATTGCGTTTTGGACTGTTATAGTAAAACTCCCAGTCGATCCGATGAAAATATTCTGCGAGAACGTCGCTTCTACCGGAATGTCTGGTAGTCCTTGAAGGATGGTCATTCCATTTGCAGATGTCCCTGAATTGGTATTGAACACCGTAGAACTCCATGCAGCCGGGGCACCTTGTGATGCCCGAAGGGCAGTTCCTATGTAAGGCCAACTCACATTGCTGTCTCCGGATACTAATTCAATTGCAGCTTGATTATAGGCGTTCCAAATGCCAAATTTTCGGTTTAGGCCATAACTGCGGTGGCACGAAATCTGCCCGGCAATGCCGTCAATATATATGGTTCCTAGATAAATCCCCTGACCTGATGGTACCGTTATCGTATTGTTTCCGCCTCCGGTATTATAGATCAGACTTATTGAGGCGACATTAACCCACAATCCAGACGGTGTTGCGCGTTGAACAGCAGAGCCGCCCGCACCTGTGCCACGAGCGCATGAGCCTGCCGTTATTGAACCGCCAGCGCCAGCCACCCATGATGGACCAGTTCCAATGACTGGGGTTCCACTGTTGTAGGCTAGATAGACATCATAGATATTATTAGCCGCTTGAGATGGGGAAAGCGTTAATTGCATTTGTGAAAACTGATATGCAACTATGCCTGACCCGTTATGTACCGCCGCCCATGTTCCTACATATGGAGTGTAATAGACTATGACGTTGATAGTGTCAGATGTGATAATAGGTGTGTTGCTTACGAGCGTAAGATACCCTTGCGGTGTTGGGAGCGGCGCCCCGGCTGCTACGGCGTTAGTCCATATAGCCGTTACGCTAGTTCCCGTCGTGGTGCAGAAGTACAGAACGCTGTTCGTGTAATCCCACACTACAGATGGTGGAGCATTATTTGATCCGGCAGTACCAGGAACAATACCATTCGGGTTACCGGAATTTGGTATTATATGGACAGATGCATCGTCAGCATACCATACATTGGTGCCATCGGAATAAAGCCAAGTCCTCAGACCTTGACGAGCAGGAACGCCCGTACTTCCTGGAGCTTGTGTGATAACCGAAACATTGAAAATGCCAGTTGTGTTATTCTCAACAACGAATAGGCCGCCGACCGCTGTTGTGGACGATCCGGTGACGAATGGTAGAATAAGGTTTTGATGGCCGGTAAGCGCACCAGTAAGTGAAATGGCGCAATTGTTCCATTGGTTAGTCGTGAGAGTAACGTCAGCTACGGAAATGGAGATGGGTTCTGTATTGCCTAGAATGTTGTCGAGATAGGTTATCAATGCGTTATTTAGGGTTGTACCCCAGAGGGTATCAACCCCCTGTTGCTGGGTAACAAGATTTCTGTTAGGTGAAAACGTTGCTACCACTAATTTTCTCCATTGACATCCCCCAAGGCGTTGCTATCTTTCGGTGCGGCAGAGGTAAAAAATGAGATATATGATTCGCGGTCTTGAGGGTAAAAGGTTTGGTCGTCTTCTTGTGGTTGAGCGCATGCCACCAATCAAAGGCGCACGAAACGCTTTTTGGCGCTGCCTCTGCGATTGCGGTAATGAGGCTGTTGTTGCTGCGGCAAATTTTAAGACAACCGTTAGCTGCGGTTGCCATAGAGACACCATCAGAATTACGCACGATATGAGCCATACGCCTGAGCACAACGCTTGGGTAGCCATCAAGCAAAGATGCTACAACCCGAATGGCAAGAAGTTCCATATTTATGGCGCGCGCGGCATTGAGGTATGCGAGCGATGGCTTGACGATTTTGCCAATTTTTATGCCGACATGGGACCTCGACCATCGCCCAAACACTCGATTGATCGTTTTCCCAATAAAGACGGCAACTACGAGCCGGGAAACTGTCGTTGGGCCACAGGTACGGAACAAGCCAGGAACCGCAATGTTACAAAAACAGTGGAAATCGATGGCGTTCATGTTCCTATTCAAGAATGGTGCGAAAAGATGGACATAAAAAGGAATCGCATAAGAGAAATGGCACGCGCCCGAGGCGGTAGAGAAAAGAGGTTCGAATCCGAAGCGGACGCCGTTAAGTGGCTTCATGAGAAGATTACAACTCAAACATTGTAATAGGGAACTTTTGCGGGTTGTCCATTCGGAAGCACGATGTTAACGAATCCTGCCGGATTGGCTGGTAAAGTAGCCGCACCTGTGGTTGCGGTTGCTGACGTTCCTGTCCCGCTGGGAAACACCGCCTTAAGCGCCTGCACGATAGCATTTATGGCGACTACGCCGTTCTGGTTGACGGTGACGAGTTGAGAGGTGCCGGTATCAGGTGTGTCTACCATTATCGCCTTCCTGCCGGGGCGGCACGATATCTGCATTCGCCGATGCGCCACCAGCTATTCAAGTCTGCGCTCTGCACCGTTATTGCCAACTGTCTGCCCCTCAGTCTTGTGCTGATGTATTGGATTGCTGTACTCATTGGATACGGCCCCTTCACCGTAGGCGTGTCATTCGGATAATTTACCACAAAGATTGTCACCAGCATGTTGGCAGCCTGTGAACCACCCTGTAGGCCATACTTGAAGTCAGGTATGAACTGATCGACGAAGTAGAAGTCCTCGCCCTCCCCGATCGACCAGTAGCCCGTCGTGAAGATCGGATTCATGGCCGATCCGTCAGCATTGTATCCTACTTCGTGCTGATAGATGACTTGGTTTGGTCCCGCCCCAATCGGGGGACCGAGCACAGATTGGTCAATCCAGGCCGAGCGTCCTGTCGTTGGGTACTGGCCGAACGTCCATTCACCCTCAATGGCATTGTATTCGACAAAGCTATCGTTCTCACCTGTGCCACCGGACAACGACGGGAAATGCCATGCTATCGTCCCAAATCGGCTATTTGGAGCACATCTGACCTTATGTGCGTTTGCGGTATCGAGATTCTGGAAAATGTAATCCCACACCGTACACGGCATTGCCTGTGGAGCCCCACCGGCCGGTTGCATGAAAAACTGTTCTTGGCTCATCCAGTAGACGGTATTTCCGAGCAACCCAGCCCCATGCAGCCCGATCAAGCCGCATCCGGTCATGATCTTGGAGAAGCCAAATACGTTTGGAAAACCAACATATTGCATAGAATAGAGGTCGATATCCGTCCACACCAAGCCCTGTTGAGGTCCCTGCATGGCGCCAACGATCTTCGATCCAGTCGGAATTTGATAGCCGCCGGCTTGGTTTGTGCTTAGTGGCGTCCATACTGTAAAGTCGCCGGATGTAGTCCAATTGATACCAAGTGGATTAGGAACACCGGAGAACGAACTTCCGAACGCCACCATTATCTGTAGCGGCATTGCCAAGAACATGCCAGTGTTGATAATTGGAGCATTAGGAACCAGCCGAGCATTACTAAACCCAGTGTTCGGCTCCCAAATGTAGATGCTGCTTCCCGTTGGACATGCCACCAGGATTTCGCCCCAGTTATCCAGCGTCCAATCTGTTGCCGTGATTGGTGTCCCTGAGCCTCCAGAAGGGGCAACGCCTACACCGTAGGCACCTCCACCATAGACGCCAGACCCGTATGGTTGAGCGGCCGGTTGAGGTCCAATGGCAACGTAGTAAATTAGCTGGACATTACCGCTGTTTTCAAGAGCGCCAGCCGTTGAAGATGCTGTTGTTGACGCTGCTATGGTGAAATTGTTTGCGTCAGTTACCGTCTGGGCTAGATAGGCTCCTGAAAGCGTAACACCACCAACAGTAACCGGAACGAATACAGGGGTTTGCTCTCCTACTGAAAGCCCATGGCTTGGTTCCAGCACATTGACAGTCGCCGATCCCGATGTAGTCGTGAAGAACGGCACCGTTCCCGCGTTGGCCGTCGCTGTTGTAGTTGGCGTTGACGATGATGACACAATTGCCGCGCCGCCCGGTGTTACTGATACCTCGAATGTATTCGCAGCGATTGACGAACCGACCACATAGTAGACTTGGAACGCCGTCAGATTTGTCAGTGTTCCGGTTGTCGAGAAGAACACCGGAGCATTCGCTAACAGGCTATGTGAGGCCCACGTCACTACCCCGGCCGCGATCGTAACCGTATGCGATGTAGTCGATAGCGTAGACGACTGTGCGGCCTGTATTTGATATGTGTTCGTACTGAGAACGGACGAAATTGCGTAAAGACCTTGGAGAACTTGACCGCCAACTGACACCGGAACAGCGACAAAAACAGAATCATTGACAGTGAGGCCAGATACGTTGGAATCAACTATCTGGATAACTTTGCTGCTAGCCGTCGCCGTGAAAAATGGCGGCGTGTTTGTGGTCGTAGTCTGTGGCGTAATTGCCGAACTGTTTCCATTCGTGATGACGAAAAGCCCACCATCCGCACCTACGGCTAGGTGATCAACGTTCTGTATATCCTGCCACGCAAGAAGAGCGCGCGGAATTGTTCCTAACTGAAATGGAAAGAACCGTACCCAGCCGCCAATCTTCTCGATCAGACCATCACGCCAGCGGCATAGATTGGCGTAGGTGATGCCTGCCTGATTCAGCGTTGGCGTCTTTTCGATATTGACGCCGGGAACCAGTTTCACAGTACTGAAGGCCAAGACTTAGGCCCTCGGCGGCGTCGCCAAAGTGGCGGGAGATTTTGGTGTCCAGGCTTGTGAGGCGTACCGTTTGCGCTGTTCCTCAATGTTGGCAGACGCAATCAGCTTGCCGTAGTGGCTTTCCCATGACCCTGGCGCATTCGGATCATCCGTTGCAGCACCATAATCCTTGAGGTAGCCATATCCGAAAATCAAGGAAGCCGTCATGAATACGTCCGGCAAGTACAGCGAGAGGACTGTAGTAGTATTGCTCGCGCTTAATGGCGCTGGCCTAATCGTACAAACGGTTTCCAGCACGTAGGCTGCGTCGGGGGGAGGGCCAACGATGACATCCTGATCGGTTATCATGGCATAATAATCAGGAACAGATGGAACCGTTGTCGCGGTTTCGTTTCCCCAAATCGCATCAAGAAATTCACGCGCGACAGGTACTAATTGTTTCCGATTAGAAGTCCCGAGTGGATAGAAAACATTGATGCTTTCTGAGACAATAACGTGTTGAGGAAACGTAAAATTACGGCTATTTGGCGTTAATGGAGCCGTTGGCCTAACGATCGTCGAAAGCAGATCAAGTTCACGGTAAATCCGTTGCTCTGCGTCGTCGATGATGTTCGGTAGGACCAACTGGTATTCGGCATTAGTCTGGCTGTCAATAACGAGAAGGTTGGCCAAATCCGTGACGTACTGAGCGTAGGTTAGGCTCATGAGGTCATGTACCAGCCGTTACCACCCGGTACCGGATTTATCGTCACCCAGCCATACGCGACATTTATCGTAATGCTCGACAACCCGTCGCACAACTGACCACCCGTGAACGTGATCGTAATCGGATTGGTGGCGGCGTCGCCCTTCACGTCCTTCACAAGTACCGGCTGATCGTATGTCATCGTGTTGACTAACGGGAACACAACGCTGGTAGCCGAGCTAAGCGTCTTGTTGACGAGTATCTTCGTATCGGTAGGAAGTATGTCGTAGACAGACCCGGCCGTGACGATTTCGGTGTTGAGAGAGGGGAATGCAGAGAACCAAGCGGCAAGCGTCAGCAGCGTGATTTGGTATGTGTTACCGTTTGCATTCGTTGCCGCCGCAGCCACGCCAGACGACACAATCTCCATGGCTTCGCCGCCGAACAACGGGCCAGATAGAGGATTTTGGCTGCAAATTCTGCCATCAAGCGGTACGAAAAGTCCGGCCATATTCTCCTTACGATGATGTTAGATATTGCAACACACGCGCCTGTTCACCAGTTTGCGTGCATCTCAACATTTGTGGGCCAGCGCCGTATGGCGGTGCGTTGGGGCCGGCGAATTGGGTGATACGGGTGGTTTGTTCCTCGTAATCGAAGTTGGGAACGCGAGCATTAAGGACAGGAGGTGGATCGGGGGGCAATACAATCGTGCGCCACTGCTCTTGTGGCACATCTAGGCATTCACGACAGCGCAATGAACCAGTGTTATAAATGTGCGTCCCAGACCATTCCATGTTAAACTTAAGATCAACTAAATTATACCATCTACCGCATAAATCACATTCGGCTGCGGCAGATGGATTGTTTGGGTTAACTCTAACGTGTTTGCTTTGTGGACGACTCATCGATAGAAACCAGAAAGTCCAGGAGTTATATATAAAGCAACATTCTCAGTATTTTGTTTCATTGCTAAAGCAAACGCCTCATCTCCGTCAAGTTTTCTTTGAGCCTCCAATGCGGGAGCATAATGTCTGGCAAGTCGATGAGCCAAGCCGGCGACATAGGCATCAAGAAATAGATATTGCAAATCAGCATTGCCGCCCTGTGCAGGATTTGCGTCATCTTGTTGAATGTAAGACCAAAAGCTACATTCATATATCGCGTTATTATCTGGTACCGGCCAAAATGTTATAGTGGGGTTTACCGTTCTTAAAAAAAAGAACGATGTAGGAAATCCCTGCTCTGTTGGGTCTGCAAGAGATGCTAGATCAGTGCGAGAAAATGGCAGCAAAAGTCTGTTTGATCCTCCACCAGGACCATTAGGACTTATATATAGATCAAGTATCATTACTGTATTAGATGCGATGGGATACGTTGCTGTTCCAGCCACCATCGGAAAGCTTGTAAGAATCTGTTTGAAAAGTAGCACACCCTCATTGACAAACTTTACCTGAAGAAGGTTAGCTTCCTCCCTCGCATCACTCATATGCTGCGGAGTCAACTCTGTACGTTTCACACCAATACGACTAAACGCGGTCAAAAATAACGAACCTAAAATTGGATTATAGGAGGTAGTACCAGATAGGCTCATACAAACTCAAATCGACGGCCTTTTGCCATCTTTGCTTGACCGTGCACAACTCTACCAACAGGACTAATAGCAATTCCGTAATGCTGGGCCGCAGACTTAATGCTTGGAAAGACTAACCCATCGTCAATGCAGCGAACTTGACGGCCTTGCTTTGCGTTCATTGCTTTGAACCGGATGGACCTCCGCTCAATCATTTCAGGGGACAGCGGTCGAGGTGTTTTGCCGTTTTTTCGGCCGATCCTTACATTTTCGCAAACTTCAGGTGGCCTCTTTTCGCCACGGCTATGACCTATGTAATTACCTCTTTCACGTCTGGTAGAAACCATCTTTTCAATGCTGTCTATTGAACGCTTTTTACCGGCCCATGGCCCAGGCTTTCCAATGTGGCTGGCAGAAAGACGCCTAAGCGTTTCCTGTGAAGGCTTGTAGCCGGTCATGCCTTCGCCACCGGCCGTCAGATTGTATTCAGGACATATGCATGCAATTAGCTCTTGTTCCGCAAACAAAGCGCGCTCATAATCTCGACATATGCCAAAAATCAGAAATTCAAATGCTTCCTTGCCATATTTTCTTATGGCTCGCGTAAACAGACCGTAGCCTCCCTGTTTAGCTGTTTGGAAGTGATGTTTCTTCCTTTTTTCAAGTCCTGTGCTTGTCACACCGACATAAAGCTTATTGTTAATGGTATTTATGGCGACATAGACAATGCACTTGGGAGCTACGATCTTCGAATTTGCCTCATGAACTTGTCGAAGGTGTCTTATGACAAGCGGCCGATTGCGTCTGATACTCTCGTATGTCCTATTCTCGAATCCAGACCCTCTTAAGCGCTCTGGAACCACATACGCGAACCCCTTGATTGGCACTGATTTGGCAGTCATCCCAGCCCCCTCTTGCTGAGACTCCATACCACAAAAAGAGGCCTCGTACATCCTACCTTACTTCCCCTCCGCCGGCTTCTCTTTCGCCGCAACAGCCGCCGCCGCGATCTGCGCCTTCAGCTTCTCCAACTCCTCAGCCAATGTCGCAGCGCGGGCCTCTGCACCGGCTTGGGCGTCTAGGGCGGCGTTACGCTGTGTCTGGAGGGCGGTGATTGCCTTTTGGAGGAAGGCGGGATCGGGGGCTGCTTGTTGTGCTAGTCCTGCCGTGGTGGAGATGGTGAGTAGCGCGATAGCGATAATGTGTTTCATTTGTTTCTTATTATGCTCCATTGCACTGCCAATTAAGCTTGTGTGAAGTACCCGATCCGGCCGTCACGTTAATAGCCGTTGTCGTGATATTGTAGGTCAAAGCCGATCCGTTCTGGTCAGTGATCGTGCAGTAAGGTGCTGCCGCAAAAGAATTTGCAAAGGTAATGGTGCAAGTGGCTGTGCCACCAGTTCCGGTAGTGACTTGACCTCCGATATCACTTCCAGTCGCCGCGCTGGGAGACGTACCGCAAGCGGAAATGGCGGGAACGGCAGACGACGGTCCGACATTCTGCACATGCCCATAGCCATCAACTGTAAAGACTGTGGTACGAGTTGTCGTGCCATTTTTGGTGGTCGCGATGCTAATACTTGTTCCTTGGGCTGTATCGCTCCAGTTTTCCGTCGCGCCATAGATCAAGTTAGCTTTTCCGGCCGCAGCAAAAGCGGTGGCACCATAGCCACGAGCGGCTACAGCCATAAGCACATCGCCACTTTGGCTCGCTGTTGGTGACGCTGCCGTGCCTCGCGCTGTTCTTCCAACAAAGGTTGTACCTGTACCTATCCCATACGAATCCATCGTAAACAGGGTACCCGTAGCATCTGCCGCAACCGCATAAACCATGGTTCCAGTTGGAGGAGTTGTTGCGATAGGATTGCCATTGCCAAAGAGAGTTATGCCGGGACTCTTGAAAGCGTCTCCGGTGATCGTATAACTGGAGAGGTCGATTCCATTGGCGACGGTGTATGCTCCGATGGTCTTGATCAGTGTCCCGGTTGTTTTGACCGGCGAGGCATTGATTCCATTAGCGTCAGTGAAAACAATGCCGTTTGCCAGCTTTGCCGAGCCGGCGACGGCATACATTGCGAGATAGGCTTCCTCAGTCGCCCCGACCGCATGAGTGCCTTTTGTTGTTATCGCTTGCCCGTAAAGCAGTCGCGCCGAGGAACCCGTTTGAAGTTCAATATCTAATTCTTGGCCGACACAGCCCAAGAGATTTGTTGCTCCGCTAACAAGGCTGCATTGGCTAGACGATCCGAAAATCCCGCCTTGCGCGCCGGCTCCGGTATTGGTGCCGCCATCGCCTGACGACGCTGTGCCGGTGAATTGCGTCGCGGTATAATTGCGATTGGCATTCGCCGCATTGGTGGGGGCAGTCAGATTGATATAGCTTTGCGTCGTTATCCGGCCGCCCTGCACGGTCGAGCCGCCAAATGCTTGTGAAATATTCAACAGGATTCCAAAGTTTCCGCCCGTGATTGCCATTACATCCGGGTTGGCCGTGATGCTGTTGAGGGAGACTGCGGCTGCGCTCGATCCAGATGGAGATTGACTGATGGTGAGTCCCTGATCGAGAGATGTTGCTGTTGGATTGATGACGACCGCACCTGTGGTTCCGCCAGTGAACGTCTGCGCTGCCGTAAATGTCTGCACCAAATTTAACTCAGCTATCGTGCCGGTGTTGGCTGGTAGTGATGCGGTAACCGAGCCGAGGGCACCAGTGACGGTCTCCAATGTCACAGTGCCAGAGGTGGCATTTCCGAACGCCAGAGAGCCCAGCGTTCCTGACGCACCAAGGGTAGGGGTGGCTGTAAAGGCCGGTCCAGCCCCGGCTAGGACTTGACCAGCCGCGCCTGTGATTGAGACGGCTCCCCCGGCCGATATTGCAACTGGCGCTGTCCCGCTAAGCGCGCCGCCGCTTGTCGTAGTAGCGCATGTTGCACAAGTGACATTCCCAGTGGCCGTTGTGATGCCGAGCGGCGCCGAGGCTGTGACAGCCGGTGTTCCTGACGATGTGCCAGCCGTCCATGTCGGCGTAGCAGCGACTGCCTGTGTAGCGATCGTTAGAGCCCCACTAGTCGCACCATCTAGGATGACTAACCCAGCCGTGGTGTTTGCCGTCCCGAGCGTTAGCGCCCCAGCCGATATGTTGGCATTCGAGTTGCCTGACACCGTAGAACTACTGGCGGCGTAATAGGTCAACTGCCCGGCGGTACCGGAGCTAACCGTACCACCACCAGCAGCGTTCGCCCATGATGAATTACCGCTGCCGTCAGTAGTAAGCACCTGACCGTTACTGCCGCCGCTTGCAGGGAGCTTCAGCGTCCATGTTCCAGCAATATCATTGACGGAGAACGTGACCAATCCACTTGTGGTGCCGGCAAACTTGACTTGGCCGGTTGTTCCCGATGCACCAAGTGTGGGAGTGGCGGTAAATGCTGGAGTTACCCCGCCGAGGACTTGTCCTGCAACCCCCGTAACGGTGATATTGCCTGTGGCGGTCGTTATGGCCAATGGGGCAGAAGCCGTGACAACCGGAGTTCCGTTAGATGTACCGGCGGTCCACGTCGTATTCGATGCGGTGTTTTGCGGGGTGATGGTGACTCCACCTCCGCCCTGGCTCGCCAAAATCAATTGTCCGATTGTGGTACTGGCCGTGCCGAGGGTAAGAGCCCCAGCCGAGA